ATGGACAAGATTAGCGAATTGTCATACCTTCACCTTATAGCACAGCTCGAAGAAGAGAATAGGCTCTTGCGAGACGAGGCAAAACGCCTACGCCTCACGATAAAGGATTACTTAAACAAAAAAAACGCATGAAAATCAGACTGGCAAAGAAAATAATGAACACGAGGACAGACCGCCTTGCCCCCTATTGGTATGACAGGTTGGTTGATACCTTGGTAACTCAAACAAGAATAGACCATCGAATCAAAAAGGCGGCAATGCTAATAAGCAAGTACAATTACAGAAAATTCAACAAGCAGTAAACTACCTACAGGCTAAAGACCTATGGGTTTTACGGCGCTCAATATAAATGATAATATGAGAACAATTAAATTTCGTGGCAAAGACATCTTTACTGATGCTTGGCGATATGGTGACTTGGTTCACAACCAGAAAGTAACAGCAACTGGCTTAGAGCCTCGTACAATGGTTGGTGGGTATGAGGTTGACCCAGAGACTGTTGGCAATAACACTGGACTGAAAGACAAGAACGGCAAGGAGATATATGACGGTGATATACTCGCCCACAATGGCAAGGTTATCGGTCATGTTGTTGACGGTGTGCGTGGTTACTGCTTCGATGTGGTGTATGCCAACCCTGTAAGCGAAAGCACATGGTCGTTATATGGAGTCGTTTTTTACGATTATAAAGGCGATGTAGAGATTGTAGGCTCCATCCACGATAAGGAATGGCAGGAGAAGTTGAATTTACCATCTGTATAGTCCTATGAAAGCAAGAATTAGAAACAAGGTTTTTCGCAATCGGTGGCGAATGAATTACACGCTTGGGCAGATATTCGAGGCTGCAAGAGGAACGACTCTTTGGATTTATCCGGGCAACGGATATATGTATCATTTGAACTACCACAACGGAAATGTATATAAAACCGCACAAGACGACTATGACCATGGTCGTTTTGTGATGGTTAACCGTCGCCCTAAACGTAAGTCTAACCGTCGAACATAACAGTATTTATAGATATGAGAACAATTAAGTTTAAGGCTAAGACATTGAAGGATGGCGAATACTTTAAGACTGAAGAAGAAAAGGAGGCCGACAATGATTAAAGCAGAAGACCTTAGAATAGGCGACATTGTGCAGACAAACAAAGACTGCATGTTTCCGAAAGACACATTGTGCATCGTTACCGAAATCCATCCCGACCGACAGTTTAATGACAAAAAGGGAGTCGTCAGTCTGAAGGCTGTCAACGACGAAGACGACGGTCCTTGGGGGACATGGTGCTGCAACATCGATGGCGTGCCCATCACGCCCGAAATACTTCGCAATAATGACTTTAAGGAAGAAGGCGAAGGCAAATACTTCACAAGGCCAATCAAAGTCAGAGCAGGCAGTTCCCTTGCCAGATATTTGGCTGTAGAACGAAAAAAATACGCTTGGGCAATATTCATAAAGTATTACAACGTGACAGGCTATGCACTCTTATGTCATGTAAAGTACGTTCACGAACTACAGTTCGCCCTTAAAATAGTGAATTTTAATCCGGAAATGAAAGTATAATGCGGATGAATAAGTAACAAAACAATGACTGACATTAAGATTTCGGTGCATCCGTTTGGTCGTAAGCTCGAATGGCGAGGATGGGGGGGGACTTCTCGCCTGCTCTACGAGCCACCGACTACAAATGCCCTCACTGTATAATGATAGAATATGATTAAGCAACACCCATTCGATGATTTCCATCAGCGCATACATTGGAACGGCAACTCCATCGGAACCGTTACCCAGCAATGGGGCAATCCTGCGCCGAGGCACGGATGGCGAATAATGACAGAATATGATTAACCCTCACACGCCCCGCTACAAGCGCGGCACCATCACCAAGGACGGCAAGCTATACGGGTGCTATCCCGACGGTTCGCTCTACCGCATCTACTCTACCTCTGACCGACCCTTCCTTCAGATTGTGGACGTAGAGGACGAGACGTTCCTTCGCATACGCCAAGCCACCGAGCAGGGCTATATCGACTGCCCTTGCCCTGGTGCTGCCGACCTCAGCTATCCCTCCTCGGCTCTAAGGCGCAGCCGGACGGTTGGGGGTGGCAAACTGGTGAACGCTCTGACCGCTGCAAGCGGAGGAATATGTGTGTTTGTAGAATTATAAAAGGAGAAATAAATTATGAGTTACAATACAGAAAAGATAATCGTAAAGAACGAGGACACGGAAAAGGAAGAGGATGTAAAGCTCTTTTATTCTACCATTACTGACAATATAGGTATTACTTGCGGCGAGCAGGAGGTGTTTCTTACTAAAGACCAATTTGAGGCGTTGTCGTGTCTTATGTTCAGATGTTTTTACACAAGAGATATGCTGAACGAAGCACGAATGGCTAATGATTGTGGCGACTATCCATATACAGTATATTCTTCTCACGATGAAACCACGTGGGCCAAAGAGGTTGAAGAAGATTGATATGACTAACTACGACCTCTACCAATATCCTCGTGGCTACAACGACGGAGGTAGATTAGGCACTGACGTTTGCCCGACCTTGACAATCAATTCGTGGCAGCAAAATGTATTTCTGATTGAAGAATATGAATAAAGCAAAGACAATATGATTACAAAACTCAATTTCACCTACCGCACCATCACGAGCTATGCTATCCGTAAGCTCACGCCAAAGGAGTGTTTCCGCTTGATGGGCGTTCGCGACAACGTAATCGGCACGATGCAGAGCAGCAATGCCCAAGCAGCCGAACGTTTGCCCGACTGGAAGGGCAAGGGCAAACCCGAAGACATGGCTATATCTGCCTCACAGCAGTACAAGCAAGCCGGAAACTCAATCGTGGTGGACGTGTTGGCCCACATCTACGAGCAACTTTTCTATCCCGCACCGCCCAAGCCCCGCAAGCAGGAACAGCTCACGCTCTTCGCCGACCTCGAAGACACCCTGCCCGCCCTGCCGCCCTCCGCAGCCGACAAGAACGAGGAAAAGATATTCCTCACCACGTTCTCCGGCTACGACTCGCAGCTCATGGCAGCTGACGTGCTGAAGGAGTGGCATCCCGACTTCAGTTGGACGTGCAAGGGATGGAGCGACATCGACAAGTACGCCTGTCAGATGCACAACCTCGTATTTCCGCAGTTTGCCGAGTGTGCACTTGGTGACATCACCAAGATTGACTGGCACGCCGTGAAGCGTTCGCTCCAGGGACGCGAGGTAGACCTCTTCACCTACTCCTCCCCCTGCCAGGACATCTCGCAAGCCGGCAAGCAGATGGGGCTTCAGGAGGGCAGCGACACACGAAGCGCCCTGCTTTGGCGAGTGGCAGATGCCGTGGAGGTGTTGCGCCCGAAATATCTCTTGCAGGAGAACGTGGCGGCACTGGTAAGCTCGAAGTTCATGCCCGACTTTCAGAAGTGGCTCGACAAACTCTCCTCGCTCGGCTATGTGAGCCGTTGGGCGCGACTCAACGCAAAGAACTATGGTGTGCCACAAAACCGCGATCGTGTGTTCTGCCTCTCCATGCGCCGTGATGTGGCCTTCGACTATCAGTTTCCCGAACCCTTCGAGCTGAAGACCCGACTGGAGGACGTGTTGGAAAATGAGGTAGCCGACCGTTATTTCCTAAAAGACGATGCCGTCAGCAAGTTCCTCAAGGCCAATGACTCTGACAATGCCCTATTCCTTCAGTTCGACCTGCCACCGACACATGAGGCGGCAATGTTCTTGAAGACGTGGCTTACGTTGTGGATGCAAGCAGCCGATGGTTGGAAAAAGTCATCTACAAGTCTTTTGCTCAGCCTTTATTCGGCAAAGCAGAAAGTGGAGCAGTCTTATTCCGTGTTCACGAATAAGGGAGTGGCAGCGTTAGGCGATGAGTTTCAATTGTTGTTCAAGGAGAATATGGAGAGGAAGAAGGATGCGAACTGACAACCCGCCCGACCGTGTAATCCGTATCATAGCTGATATGATTAGGGGTGGTAGGTTGCTCACCTGCCCTGCCTCAATGTTCAGCGCAGAGCGCTTCAACGGAGCCTTTCACGGCATAGCAATAACCTCATGTCGCGCACCGATTGCAGCGACGTATTCTTTGTAGCAGTAGAATTATGAAAATCCCATTTAACACAAAATCCGATGGTACATTACATACTATTAAATCCCAATATTTCAAAATGGGAGCAGCGAATGTGCTCGACATTTCGTTTGACGGTGCCAACTTTAAAGCCACTGGCGCAATCGTGATATATGAATAACGACCCTCGCCCCATCATCCTCGGCTCCTACAGCCCCTCGCAGAACGGCATCATCGTTTCGCCCCACGGCATAGCCCTGTGCATAGCCGGGGGTGGTAAGGGCCACGATGTGGACAAACCGAAAATACTGATAGAATATGATTGACCGTTCCGTCCTCGTCCACTACCGCACCGAAGAGGCGAAAGCCTACCGCCGCGAGCATGGCGACCGGGGAGGGTGTAAATACGGCGATAAGTATCACCGCCCCAGTCCGTGGCCGTGGAGCAATTCGATAACAACAGTAACAAAAGACAACCTATTATGCTTAACATTCATCTGATACATGAAGCCAGAACCGAACACGCCAAAGCCGTGCGTCGCTTAACAGGCACTAACGACTTCCGTGATAAGGAATGGCATCTGCGTCAAGGATGTCTGATGCAATGTATAGGTACGTTTCTCACTACAGACAATCTGATAGCAATGATATATGAATAACCAAATCCCTTTCGTGCAACGCACATCAAAGCTCTGCCCACGTCGGGGGTACTCCACGGCATTGTCCGCACGCTACGACGGATGGGCAGGACTCTACGACGAGCACGGACAGCACACCATTGTATTGATAGAGTATGAATAAGTATATACTAAATTGCTCGTCAGGTATCTGTTGCGTTTTGGCCTCTCATTACGCAAGAGAAGGATGGGCGAACATAGCAAATAATACAACATCACAATGTAAAGCACCCGCAATATTGATAGAGTATGACTGACAAGTATTACATTGGCTGGGTACGCAGCGGCAAGGACGGCAAGGGCCTCGTAAAGAGCAGACCGCGCAAGCGGATAGCCAATGCCGTGACCTCAATGTTCGGGTGGGGTGTTACAGACCCTCGCGACGGACTCGGCAACACCACACCGCATATAGTATATGAATTTGAGTAACCCATAAAACAAAAAAAATGGAAAAAGACAAAAACGTAGAGATAGGCCGTGCTCTCGCCAATTTCGATACGGCCTGTCGCGATTTGGTCAACCTTGTCAACGACCAACTCTTCGAGACCTCCCGCTCACCCTACTGGGTAGCCGACGAGGTAGGAGGCATCTGCGACTTCGGCGATACCGACTTCCTCACGCCCGAAGAAATGGTGCTCATTCTCGAACACGGCGTCAGCTACGACGACTATGTAGAGTGGCGCGAAGCCAACATCAAGTATGGCGACACCAAAGGCTACATCAAACTCAAGTCATGGCTCCGCGGATGCCGACACGACCAGTCGCTCGGCTTGCTGGCAATGCCCACAATGCCCATTGGACTAAACATACAAAACATAAACTAAAAAAAACATGAAAGACAAACTGAAAACATATCTCATCCACAGACTCGGAGGATTAACCAGAAAAGACATCGCCGAGATAGGCCGTGTCGCTTGTCACATGACCCAATTACTCACGCTTACCGAGGCCAAACACCGCGCCGATAGCTTGTACGGCCTGCCACCCGATGAATGGTGCAAGCGCATGTACGATTACCTTACCGACCAGATTGATTACGTGAACAAAAAAATTAAGCAAGCCCATGAACCAAAAGGAGAAGAAGCGTGAGCAGCAGGAGCTGGAACAGGCCGTGCGCGTGCTTCGCGCCTCCCTCCGCTCCATCGCACACCGCAAGGCGCGCCGCTACGAACAGGAGTTCCTGCTTCGTGTTCGCGACATGATAGATAAGGAAATCGGCGACCAAGCCGATGTCAACCAGTACAGTGCCGACTATCTTGCTCGCGAGGTAAGGAAAGAAACAACCAAGGACCTCATCCCTTCAGGAGTGAGAGTATGTCAAAAAAACTCGCTCGCATAGCTCACCCATGATGTAGCACGCCTCTTCGCCAGTCATGCTTATGCCGTCTTGTTCGCATACGTGCTGCACCACGTGCAACAGCTCGTGGGCAATGGTATTGATTCCGCTCGCGAGGTCACCCGACCGTCCCACGGCCACCACGCTCTCTCGCCCTCTCACGTTGGAGTATGTCAATCCTCTGTCCTCGCTGTCCTTGGCAAGGTGTCTCCGTGCCTCCAATAGTGCTTCGCCCGTACAACCTATGCCCTCCAACGCGCGGCTTATCTCGTCCGTGTCAGCGTCGGCATGGTAGCCGATGAAGCACGTCACGCTCCATCGGCCGTGTTCCAGCCGTATCTCGTGCCGTGTCATAGCACGTCTTCCCACGGAATCGGCAAGCCGTTGTGACAGCAGTCTGCATAGAAGCGGTTAAACACGAACCCGTCTTTTTGGTCGATGTCGTCTATCACGTCTTTCACATACCGCGCCATCTGCGCTTCGTCCTTGATACAACTGCCCCAGAAGTCGGCCCTCGCCATGTTCGCCACATACACGTGGTCGTAACCCAACAGGTTCTCCAGCTTCACGTTGTTGGCCGCGAGCATCTCCTCCACCTTGTCTTTCGTCAGTGGCTCGATGGTGTCTTCCTTGCCTGTCGCTTTGTTCACCGCGCGCATCCGCCCGACGGCCCATTCGCACATCTTTTTGTTGAAGTGGTAGCCGTTGTACCTCAAGTAGGCCGTCATGCCCTCGGGCTTCAGGTCATACACGTCCAACGGCATTCTGCATCTTCCTCCCATAGTTTGACTATTTTTTAAGACAGGTAAGGAAACAGATTTCCCTACCTGTCGGTTATTACTTAGTAGCGGTCGCTGCCATGCCAACCGCCACCACGACGTTCTCCATAACGTCCGTCATCGTCGTAGTCCATGCCACGCTCATGGCGTCCGCGTCCATTGTCACGTCCCCAGTCCCGATAGTCGGGCATGGGTTCACGCTCGCCCATGCGTCCCTCACCGTTCCGCAGGCTGTCAATACAGGACATCACCTTGCCGCCATACCTCAGCATCTTCTCGGCGTTCTCGGCAAGCTCGTCCATCTTGTTCTCCGTTATCTCTATCATGTACATAGTCTTGTCTCTTTAGTCGCTTCCGCCTGACTTCTTCAACGCTTTGTGAAGCATCGCCTCAATGTTCGACAACGTGCCCTCCATGCCGCAAACCTTGCTTTCGAGTTGCGTTATCTTCTCCTGTTGTGCCTTGTCCTTGGCTATCTGTGGGTTGAGCACGCACAGCATGCTCTCGCAGCTCTTAACCACTTTCTCGTGGTATGCCTTGCTGTCAAGAACCTCTTTCGAGTGCCTTAGCATGGCCTCCACTTCCGACATCATCGCTTCCCTGCTTTCCGACACCACCACGTTGCCCGTGTTGGCTATCTGCCCATTGGCAGGGAGTTGCTTAAACTCCAGCTCGCCGTTGTTGGTCTTAACTTTGACGTCTACCGTCGTCTCCATCGGTTGTGGATTATACTGTCCCGGCTGGTACGTCGGGAACTTGGGCTGTGGGTTGCTCACGCTCACCACCTGGCCTATCGTCAGCGTCGGCTCGCCCGTCTTGTCGAGCACGTAGAATATTGAGTTTTGCCTTAATCCTTGAAACATGTTGAAGTCCTGTTTTAGCGTTCTGTTATAATACAATGCCCGTCATAAGTTGAAGGGTGTTGGTGTCTCTCTCGAACCATAACTGGTACACTCCCGTACCTGCCACGTCTGCCACGGTCAACGCCGCGCCGCCGATTTTCGTCACGGCTTGCGTCACGCCGTTGGTCTCGAAGAGGATAGGCAGCGTAGGTGTCGTGCCTGTCGGTATCGCCTGTCGCAGGTTCACGAACACCGTGCCTTTGTAATTTGTGTTCACGAAGGCGTGGTTCCTGAAAGAGAACACCACTGCATCCGTCTGTACCTTCACGGCAGTTGAGCCCACCGCTGCTGAACCTCTTCGATTGACCCATGAAAATGGATAGCCCCAAATCATAGTCGTTCCTCCTATTGCTTATTAACCCCAGAAGCCGTTCGCGGCTGCATTGTAGCCATAAAGACCATATTGAGCTGCTACACAATTAGGAATAGCCTGAAATGGTTGATATGGTACCGTCGCCGTTTCGGGCAGCTTGCACTTTATGCCGTCAACATCCTTTTGTAAATTCGCAAGGAACGCATTGATAGGAGCAACGGCTTGGCCGACAATCTGATTAGTCATGGCCGACTGCTTGAACGTAGAGTTTTCCTCTCTGAGGTTGTCTATCTTGTTCTGAAGCTCCCTCATTTCTGCGGCTCTTTGCCCGTCAAGTATCTGTTGTGTAGAGTTCTTGATGGCGCCTTGTATGTCGCACGTCTGCCTCTGTGTCTCGTAGGCCACGTTCGCAAAGCCTTTCTCCTGCTCGTTCAATATCGCGTTGATGTTGTTCTGTAGCGCGGTCGTCTGCTGGGCGATGGCCATCTTGTTGTCGCAGCAGCACTGGGCCAGCTGGCTCGCCAACTGCATGTTGCCCTGTTGCAAGGCGTTGATGACCTGTTGTCCGCTCATGCCCACTTGGTTGCCCACGTTGCCCACTTGTGCCGTAAGCGCGGAGATGGCTCCCTGTATCTGTCCTTCGGTGCAGTTGAGCTGTGTGGCGAGGTTGCTAATCGCGTTCCTATTGCCGCCGATAGCGTCCATCAAAAGCGAGCGCCCGTAGTCGTTGTTTAGCTCGTTGGCGATACCACCACGGCCGTTATTACCGAAACCGCCCCAGCCGTTGCCGCCCCAGCCCATGAGGAAGAAAAGGAATATCACCCACATGAACCAGCCGCCTTCGCCAAAGCCTCCATTGCCCTTGTTCATTGCTAATAGCAGGTTGGGGTCAAGCCCCCTCTGCTGAAGCAGCGGGGCGAGAAGCGACATCATGCCACCCTGCCCTGAAGAACCGCTGTCATTACCGAATACATAAGTCTTTGAATCCATTGTTTTAAGTTTTAGATTTTAGATGTTCACACTCTCTATTGTAACGTTACGCCCACAAATTTAGCGAGTTGCCGCCACAAAGGCCGCAACTCGCTCACACTTTTTATTTCTCGTTGAATGTCAGTGTTTTAAGATGATAGGAGGTTCTGTCAAGTTAACAAAATTGGAATTTGTTACATGGCTCATGTTAAAAAAAAACGTTTTGGTTAACACGTCCACCCAGACGTTCAAGCTGACAGGAGGTGCTATCACGGACGCTCTGAACCGTAAAGGAAGGGTTCTGTTCGCAAAGAAAAAGCCTATCCTTGCGAGAGATAGGCTGACATGGCACAAGGATTCACCTCATTTCAAATTCGTCAAATAGCGCAAGCTGTTGATATTGCTTTGGGAAAGCCTTGTCGAGCAGATACATGAAACGAGGCCAGTTGTAATCTGAGGCGACGACAAATGAGTGGATTATGGCAAGGTGCCTCTCCAATGCCGGACGGCCAATGTCAGACGTGAGAAACTGATGGTTCTTGAACCGTCTGTTACCATTCTCGTTCTTGGGGTTCAGCCTGTTAATCTCGTTATACACAAGAGGGGCAAGACGCTCATACACGATGTCGTTGATAATCTTGCCGACAAACCCCGGGCGAGCAGTGGTTTGCGCCCACGTCCAGTTGCGCATCCTGTATATGTCCTCAAAGAACTGGTCGTTAAAAGTCTTTATCCAGGCACACGCATCATGGTTGATGAACGTGGCGAGAAATTTTTGCAGTTCATCCTTGGCCCGCCCTTTCTCCTTGTTATAGCCTGTCACCTCGTCAACAAGTGCGATTATTCCAGTCTTTGCGACAGCCCTGATTATCGTGTCACAATTAAACTCCGACACGTAGTTTGCGTAAACGCCGGCACGACTCGCGTCAATAATCGCAGAGCAAATGTCAATCAGCAGAGTAGCCTCATAGCCGTAAGTCATTGATTGCGAGCCTCCTGCCGTATTACGTTTGAAAGTAATGGGATTGAACAGCCTGTCAGTTATGCTGTTTTCCCCGGCACGAAGATACGGGGCAAGGCCATCTTGGTTGCAAAACGATCTTATCCATTGCCCGCTTTTGCTTTCGTTCCCAATGGCCCTTTGTATTCCTCTTCCCGAAAAGACACGCATCCCATTATTAAGCACATAGCAAGGTATCGCAATCTCGCCGAGCTTCAAAGGCGTTTTCTCAGCCGAATACTTGGCGTAAAACACGCCATCTTCGGTCAGGTCTTCGTATTTCACGCATAAGGCCGCAGCCACTTTCTCCAATGTGACCTTGGAGGCACTCCCGTTAATCGCCTTGCTAAGCCCAGCCTCAGACATGCCAATCTTCGCACACAATTCCTTTTGCGTGACACCTTTCTTCTTCAAGACTTCTTTAATTCTGTTCTCCATTTCATTATTTTGGTAAATTATTATACTTGCGAAGGTAATATTCTTGTTTTAATCCACCAAAAATTAAATCAGAAAATTTATCAATAAAGACATACTCACCTTATTATTTATGAGGTGAGCACCATTGCCTCATTTCCTCTTGCTCCGCAGATAGTGCAATATGTCCCACTTCTTCCAATATCTCGTGTGCCCGCGCTTCTTGTGCTCGCCATTGGGCAGGTCGCCCCTCGCAACCATACGATTGAGTGTAGCATCAGAAACGTGAAGCTTCTCCTTAACCTCCTCGGTGCTCATCATCGGGTTAAGCATGTTAGGCAGGATGTCCTCGCATAGCCTGTCGATGTCCTCGTCGCTCATGCCGCAAGCCGTCACCTTCTCGCCGTTTCTCTCCTGCTCCTCGGCCTTCATGCAGCTCTCGTAGAGTGACTTGAAGAGCAGTCCGAGAGTGTAGTAATTAAATAGTTTTCTTGCCATGTCTTGCCTGTTTTTGTGGTTCCCCCGATTCTCCCTCGTCGGTATCATCCTCTTGTTTCTTCTTCGCTTTGATTGCAAACAGACTCCTGCCTAATTTCGTGTCCGTCAAGAATTTCCCCACGAGCCAATAGGCGTAAAACGCTGCCGTCATAACTATCACAGACAAGCTTGCGCCTACCATCTCGTTTGTGGTATACCAGCTCCAGTAGGTTATATGTACCGCATTCACACCGAAATAATAGAAGAACGGTATTCGATAGACCCAGCACAAGCAGAACAGCTTGCTGAAGACGATTATCACCACTGGCAGGAGGTACAACATGAAGTAAATGAACGTGTAACTCGGCCAGTGCTCCGAGTGCACGATGAACATCTCACGTGGGTTATGGGCAAAGTCCCACATGGCGAACGAGTGCCACATCATTACCGCTATCGGTATCCATTTGGCTACCCATTGTAGGAACTTAAGCAAACGTCTCGAATACGTATTGCCATTCTCCATCAATAAGCAAACCACCTCGCTTACGTCTTTACCTTTCACAGAGGCAAGAATCCTCTCTTTTTCTTCTTTTGTCATAAGCCATTATCCTTTAAGTCAATAGGTATCCGCAAAGTTAAACATTTCCGCTCGATTTCCATCCCCATCCAGCAGGTTTTAACACCTCTCGTGCTCTATCCACGCCAAAAAAAAACGACGAATGCCGCCCTGTCTGTCACGACAAGAACGGCATCCACATAACTCAAGAAACATTTACATAATCGTTAAAATCATAACTATCTTTAACCTTCTAATCAATATGAACCAAAACCGCAGTCTCCCGTGCTGTCACAGCACTCGCGTTAACCACGTTAACAAGTAGCTCCTCTGAATTATTATTAGATATTTCAGAAAGAAGGAATGCTACCTGTCCAAGTCCCTTGTTACTTATACAACTTTAGCCTTTACACATTAATTCACTAAAAAAGAGTTCTTTATATCCACAAAGATACGGAAAATATTTCTATACCACAAACTTTTTCCGAAATATTTTACTTAAATTCTTTCATTCTGTCCAAACAATCTTCCTACCACCATTCCACCTGTCAACCATCTATCCTATTAAAACAACAAAACCGTGACAAATCATCACGACTTGCCACGGCTTCGAGAAGCCAGCCGTCTCCCGACGGCCGTCCCCCTCATAAGTTTAATTAACCTATCACTCAAAAAGAAAACCAAAAATAAATCAAATACGTTATCCTGAATAATCTCTTTTACCTTTGACCTACCAAATGCCTATCATTATTCGCAACGGCAAGCGAATCTTCCCCAAGAACGGCAGATGCTTCCATTTCTACCTCTAACTGACCGCAGCGTCGCTTAGCTCTCGGTGGGATGTTCACGGGCATCCCACTTTACATCATTATTCTTTCCTTTCCTCGCTTTTCTTTCCTTTTCTTTCCTCTCTTTTCTTTCCTTCACTCCGTCCACAGCGTCAGCCACACGTCCACGAACCCTGCAACCTCGGCCCAGTAGAGCTTATGGAAGTATGACTTGCCCCTGCTCATGTAACACACGTTATCCAGTATCTTATACGCCTCCGCCACGGCCACATAAGCCGCGTACATGGACGCCACGAGCACCGTAGGCCACCAGTTCACGCTCATCGCCCAGCCCACGCAGCCAATGGCCGCCACCATCGCGCCGCCCTTGTGTACCGGGTACGTGTCTTTGTCGCAGTAGTTAGGTGCGACACCCACTATCATGAGCCCCACGCAGCCCAGGAACGCCAGCGGTTGCGCGCCGCCTGCCTCCAGCATCACGGGCAGCATGGCGAGCGCGCTGCACATCATCACCATGGAGAACACGAACCCCGTATTCTTCCTCCAGTCCTCAAGCTGATAGAACGTGTCGCTCACCATTTCGGGCAGACCGAACCTCCATGCCATAATTCCCAAATACGCGGCCAGTACCGCGAACGCTATAATTGAAATCATCATAATCTTGTTTTGCCTTAAAAATCTATATCAGTCTATAAAGTCTACAAAGGCCTATCGCCCTCAAAGAGCTTCTTCCATCATAACTAAAACATTCTCCACGTGCATCCCACGCCCACCCACACGTCTGGCTTTCTCGTGAAGACCCCATACCCGAAGCCACCCGTCAGCCCCACGTTGAAGCGCCTGTTCTTCACTCTCCCCTCTACGCTCTTCGTTACGACCACCGTCTTCTGATATACCTCAATGCTGTCCAGCCTCGGCTCATATCCGCTAATCCACGCCGTGTAAGTGCTGTCCCCGTATCGCTTCTGCGTCCGAGGGACAACAGCCCATACCGTGTCCTTCTGTGCGAATTTGCCCGTTTCCTGCGCCTCGCAGCCACCTTTGTTACCCGTATGTCCGTCCAAAACCTCAGACAGGCGGCCCGGCTCAAAGACCTCTATCTCGGCCTTGGGAACGGTCGGTTCTGTGGGGAGTACCATCGGCACCCGTATCACCCCTGTTACCACGCTGTCCGCCGCACGTGGCTCCGTGATGCGCACCGTGTCCCTTACCGTCACCGTGTCAACGGTCACCTTCCCCTTGTCGTTACGCAAATGGTTGCAGTGATTCGCCAACCCAGCCCCAAGGCAGAAGCCAACGAACACCGCCGCCACCATCACCCCGACAATATTGTTTTTCTCTTTCTTGCTCATGTCTTTCTTTCTATTAAAGTTTATTCTCTCTACACCTCCGATATGCAGCTGTTCGCCTTCTTCAGCCACGCCAAGCGGTCGGCCATGCCGTTCGTGCCGCCGTTGATACGCTTGGTGAGAGCCGTATAAGCGTCTTTGTCGGCGTAGATGTTCAGGTTGTTCCGCTTCCAGAACCACAAGGCCGACAGTATCGCGTATTTAGGCCGCTCCAGCAGCTCAGGGTGGTTCACGCAGTCTATTTTCAAATCCTTGGCCAGAGCCGTGTAGTTCGCTTTCCCCGTGATTTGTATGTACCCACGACCCTTGTACCGTTGACCGTCTCCGTCCTTCTCAGGCGTGTTGCCGAGCATCCTCGCCTTTCGCCCCGTGTCATAGGCAGCTCCTGAGCCTATCTCCCTTGTATATCTCAGCCCCGCGCTCTCGTGCCCAATCTGCGCCAGGAAGTATCTCAACCTCCTCACCGTATTGAATCCATATTCCGCCATCAGCGGGTTCATGGTTCTCACTATCTCGAATATCTGCCTTTCCTTTCCTTTCCCGTAAAGGCTAACTAATTCACTTGCCAGCATCTTTTCTGCCTCCTGTTTTTTATCGTTATCGTTGTTATTGCCTATTCAGCCCACCAAGCTATCCTTGCCGCCGTGTTCTCCGCCACCCTCGGCGGAACCAGTGTTCCCCTCGCTGGAGCTTGCGTCAAAGTCAATCATCTCCGGGTAGCCTGTGGTGTAGTCATAGTCGCACACCTCCTCCACGGTCGTCAGCTTCTCCACCGCTTGCAGGTGCTTCTCCGTCGCGTTCTGACATTCCGAGGCATACTGCTCAATCTTGGCCAGCATGTCCCTGTAGGTCTCTGTCGGCATCTTGTATTCCGTGCCGTCCCACATCTTCGTCATCATCTTCTCCCCGTTGTGCTCGTAAGCGTCCAGCGCGATGGTCACCGCCAGCCTCTCTTGCAGCGTCAGCCACATCCGCTTGCCGCCCAGCTTAAAGCCGTTCACCTCCGCGGAGTTGTTGTAGGCGTTTATCTCGGCCACCTTGCCGGCAATAGCGTCGGAGAGCGTAGGCACGAGATGGGGCGGCTCTGGCGTCTCCTCCGTACCCGGTGAAGAACCTTCACCAACGTGCTCAGCGGCGTGCTCCCTCACGTATGCCTCATATTCGTCACGGCTTACCTCCGTGTAGTTCTCCGCCTTGTCGTACCGTCCGAGGACAACAGTCTCCGAAAAGCTATCACCGTTCCTCAGCATCATGCCCTCCGAGGCCGAAAGCACCGTCAGGCCGTTTATCTTCTTTGTTTCTTCCATAATGTTGTTTTTTAATCATTCCGTTTATCCAAACTGCACCGTCCAGCCCTTGTCCGTAGCTATCTTCAGGTCGTCGTCCGATATGGGGTCTGAACCCTTGCCGCCAAGGCTCACCGGCTTGTTGTTAACGCCGAGAGTAAGCGTCTTGGCCTCCGTCACCATCTCCAAACCGTTGATGACGACCATGCAGCTGTCACGGGTCATGCGGCTTGACACTGCCCTGAAGTCGTTACGTATGCCCCTCAGCGTACCTGTAAGCTCCCTGGGGTTAGTTCCCCACGTGAAGAGGTCGATACTGCCGCACGGCGAAAAGTCTATCAGTCCTATCCTTAGCGTCTCAAGCGCATCTAAGCTAGCGAAACAGTTAGACCAATTTTCGCATTTCGTGATATTGCAGCTGCTGAGGTCTATTTCCCGAAGTTTCGCGCATGCTTGGAAGCATATTTGCATACTCGTCACGTTCGCAAGCGTCATATTGTCAGGAAGCGTGAGCGTCCTGAGGTTCGAGGCATACAATAAGAACCCATACATATTAGTAGCCGCCTCGAAGTCCCAGCCGCTGAGGTCAAGACTTCTGATCAATTCGTTCTTTTGATAACCTATCACCATACATTTCTCTCCCAGCATGACGCTCCGCTTCCCTGCGTAATAGACAGCAGCTGCGTTCGGACCAAGCCGTCCCGTGTTCGGCATGCTCTTGACATTTCCGTCATTAGCGTCGAGATACACGAACTCGTCCGTGCCCTTGATGGTGTTCTTTATCGCCTCCGCAAGCTTGACATCCACCTCGAGGTGGTTGTCCTTGATATACTGCAATAGCTCTTCGAGATGCGCCGCCTTCTCCGTGAATCCCTGCTCCCTTTCGCCCTCTGCCGTCACCCTTGTGTTTTCTGCGTCAACCCTTGCGCTCTCAGCCGTCACCCTTTCGCCCTCTGCCGTCACCCTTGTGTTTTCTGCGTCAACCCTTGCGCTCTCAGCCGTCACACGGACGGCTTCTGCCTCTACGCGAGCGTTCTCGGCGTCAGCCCTCGCGTTCTCGGCTGACTCGCGCACCTGTTCTGCTTGCACTCTTTCCGCCTCAGTGCTTGCGCGTGTAAGCTCAGCTTGCACCCTTGCCTCTTCGCTCTTCGCCCTTAGTTCTTCACTTTTTACCCTTCCCTCTTCACTCGCCTTTATCGTGTCGCTCAGCTCGCTCATCGCCTTATTCTGCGCCTGCGCCTCCTTTACCAGCGCTTCCAACTCCCTGTCAGGCGGCAGCACCACCACAGCCGTGTCCATCTCCACCGAGTTCTCGCCCTCGTCGGTCTCGCCCAGCTCCGTGTCGGCGTCAGCGTTCCTGTCAACGATAGCCACCTGCTCATACTCGTTGCTTCGCCAGTCGTTGCCGAAGATTTTGCCGCGCACCTCCAGCGCGTAAGTGCCCAGTGGTATCCGGTCTCCCTCGACCCTCGCCACAATCACGTTGTCCTCTTTCGCGTCAATTGTGTGAGCCAGCTCCAGCCGCCTGTACGCCGAGCACAAACTCACCACGATGTCGGTGCAGCCCGGCAACGGGAACGCCACCTTCTCGCCATCAACTATCTTCACCACGGGAATCCTCATGGTGAAGTCATTACCTCTCACTATCCTTTTCATGTACTGTTTCCTTATTAAGCCTATTGTTTACCTACATTGATTCCTCACTCTCCCATCTTCACTCGTCACTTTTCCTTCCCTCTTCACTCTCCGCCTTCCTGAACGCCTCGTTCACGGCCTCGCCCATGGCAGGGTCTTTTTGCCTTGCCAACGCCACGGCGAAACCCTTGCCAAAAGCCATCAGATACCCCTTGATGGTGCGCTTCTCTATACTCACGTTGTGTATGTAGAGGAAGTGGCCACCTATGGAGCTTATCTCGCACAGGCAGGCTATCACGCCGCCGACCCACGCGCCGAAGATGTAGTTTATGCCCACGAGCGGCAGAAAGCCAGCGCCTATCGCTTCCGCCACCATCATCAGCATGAGGTAGTCGATAAACTTGTTCAGGCTACGCCGCCACGCCCGCGAGCGGTGGAACTTATACACCTCCGCCAGCACCTTGTCACCTTGCTTTAACGCCTTGTCGCGCCTTAGCCTGCTCTCCTTGCAGCCGAAGCGGAAGTCGAGCATACATAGCAAGCCTATCGCTATCCAAATCCACTTGGAGTCCGCCAGCATCTGCGTTATCTCCGAGGAGAACAACGTCATGCCGAAAGCTCTTACCCCTGTATGCACGCTGTTCCCCGTCAAGAAGCTTGTCTGTAATACCGAGCTGCCCATCGTCATACCTTACTTGTTATTGTCGTTATCGTTCTTTTCGTTCTCACGATTCTATATTCTTCACTCTTCGTTCTTCACTCTAAGGGGGAGGGGTCTACATCATCCACAACCCGCAACCAATCACGCCGCCAATGCACGTGAAAGCCCAGTCCAGCGCGTTGCTCTCGCCCTCATAGGTCTGGTCGGCGACCTCCTTCAAGATGCCCACCACCACTGTCACCATCAAGGCGAAGCCAGCGCACGTCCAGCGTCCCTCGCCAGCCGCACCCTGCATCAGCATGGCCGTGAAGAAGGCTATCACCAAGCCAGCCAATAAGTGCAAGTACCTGTCAGCCCCTGCCTTTGCCAGCCACTCACCAATACTCTTAAACACATTGTAAACCTTTTTCATAATTTCTTTGCCTTTAATCGTTATCGTTGTTATTGTCTATTCCGTTACGTATATCGTTGCCAAGCATCTGACTACCATAGTCAACGAGTCATATAAATCGTATACCAAACCCCATTATTGTAATAAAATAAGGACCATTGCCCCGCGGAATCGGAAGTAAAGCTTGGGCTATTATATGTGCCACTCTGGAAGCTATGTCCGTTGCCGTTAAAATCAATTCTGTCCCTTGTCTGTATCACTATCACCAGTTGGCCGTCCTTAGGGTTAGATGGCATCGTGAAGTGGCCGCCCGAACAGAGGAACAGCGTCCTGTTGGGGGAGGAGCCGTTTGTCGTCGTCGAAGCGTCCAACGCCAACCCCTGCAAGTGACTGAGACCGCCCATCGCGCTAAGGCAGAAGTCGCCATCCGTCTCTATGCCCAATGCCGCAGCGTCCCTGCCGTTGCCAGGGCCGCCGCCCTTCACCTGTATCAGGTTGCAGTAGTTCACGTTTTGGCCGTTCACCAGCGACGTGGGGTACGTGTTGGCATCGCCGCCAGTCGTGTCCCTGTGCCCGTCGCCAAGGCAGACCAGCGACGTCCTGCCGCCAGGGGTGCCCCTCACGCTTATGTTGGTGCTCCTGAGCCCCAAGCCCCACTGGGACGACGACGAGGCACTGTACATTCCGCTATCCGTGAACGTGAGGAAACTGATACGTCCGCCCGTGGCCGTGATATTTCCATTCCCATCGACGGAGAAATTAGTCATATTGAGCTTAAAATTGCCGTTATTGTCAACGTAGAATTTATCCGAGGAAAGCGTAAACGTTTTGGCCGTCACGGAACCTTTGAATGACGCGTTTCCCACACCGACGATATTGCCATCCTCATCAATGCTGAATGTCAGCGTGCCGCTGTTGTTCCGCACGACGAAGTTATCCGCTGTGGCCACTATCTTATGGCTCTTGATGTCAATGCCCGTCGCCAGCAAGTCCGGCTTCACATTCGTCCTGCCGTCCGTGCCGTACAATGGCGACACGTCAAAGTAAGTATTACTGTAAAAAGACACGCTGCTGCCCTCCGTGCATGATTGGACGGCCTCCAGCACGGCCCGGTCACGATACACGCCGTTTGTGGCGCTCGACTCTTTTCCGATTACGAGGATAGCTCTCGGCACGGCCCAGTCGGCATGTACGGCCGTGTTGTCCACGTCCTCCGAGGTGCCGAACCCGTTTTGTGAGTCCCATGTTGACTTCGGATAAGACGCCCCGGTCTTGATATAGCCTAACTCGCCCATCCTGATTCCAAGCGGGTTCTGTGCTTGCCACAAAAGCCCGTATGTAGAAACGTCCACATAGACCTTAGACCCACTGACGCTCGTAATATGCCACGTAGCCATGAACCACACCTTGCTGTCCTTCGGCTGCCCGACAATGGCAAACTTGTTCCCGGCCGCTAATTCCCCAAAGCGATATAAATACTCGTTGTCCACGTCAGCATAGTATCCGCCGTTGTCTTTCCTGAGCATGTTATAAGGGTTACCGCCTTGTGCGTTAACCTGCGCGGTTGTCCATGTGTCAGGCGCAAGTCGTACAGCGTCCGGCACCCACGAAGGGTTGGAGGCCACCTGCATCATGTAAGGCCATATCCCGCTGATGTGAGCATCCGTACAGTCAACAGTAATGTCGTATTTCGAGCCGCCACGAAGCCACGCGAGCGTGAACGAGAAAGGATAATACTGTGCGATCTTCGGGCATATAGGCGTGTCAGTAGGTTCTGTCCAACGTTGTGATATGCTCTCAATGTGAAGCTGCCCGTCTTCATTAGTGCCCCAGCCATTAGCTATGTCCGAGAATATCAGTCGGAAGGAGAAGCCCTGCGAATGTGTCATATAGTCCTTACCGCTTCCGTAGGTTCCGTCAAGATTCCTGCTTATCTCCACGGTATGCCGCACGCCCCCATCATCCTTGAACCGAATCATCACCGGGTAGAAGCTGTCGGCGTCCAGCGTCCTGAAGTCCACCTGCGAGCTCATATGCGGCTTGCTCGTGTCCACACCGCCGTTCTGTAAGTCCTGCACCTTCAGCGAGATCTGCCCTTGTCCTTGCTTGATGGTCTCGATAGTCCCATGCATGCCGTTCATGTCGTTCTTCATGCTCGTCGTGGTGCTCTCTATCTTCCCCAACTTGGCGTCTACTTTAACGATCGCGCCGGGATTGAGCGTAATCGGTATCACGAGACTGGCAAGCAGCTCACTCATGCTGCTGTCCCTGTACACAGAAATTGTGGCTGACCCTGGCACGGCACTATTGCCGTTGCTGTCTATCTCGTAATCCTTGGAATAACCGTAGCTGACGATATTGTTGCCGGCAGAGTTATTGAACACAAACACGCCGTCCAAGTTTTTCCCGCCTAACGTCAGCCGCCAGCACTGGGGAGGCCTGGAGTCCTCCGTCTTCTCGCTGCCTACGGTCTTGTACAGCTTCAGATTGCCGTCCAGCCTCACTAAGATGGTGCTCGCGTTCTCCAGCGTCCCGCTGTTGTTGTTGTTTCCCACCGTCTCGATGGTATACACCGTTGCCGCGGAGCCGTCCGCGCCCTGCTTGCCGTCACGCACCACGGGAAGCATCACGGTCTTGAGGAACGTGCCGCCGACGTACAGGGCGAAGTTCCATGTTTTCACGCCCTGGCCGAACGCCTCGAATCCCGTGACGGTAAACGTACCCGACGGCCAGTCGGGTACGAGGTCACCGTTGTCCATCGTCCTCGAGATGGTAAAGTACGCCTTGTTCTTGTCCGTCACCTGCACTGCCGTCCCGCCGGTTATCTTCACCACCTTCGCCGTCACGCTCACCGTGTCATTGCCGTTGAGCTTACCCGTGCTATCTCCCTTTAGCACACTCGCGGAGAGATAGATGTCGTAGGCCGAGCCGTCTGCACCTTTGTCTCCCTTTACGTACACCCACTTGGCCATTTTGACGGCTTCGTCCGCCGTGTCCTCCTTGGTCTCGCTGACCCACGTGCCCATATAAGCATAAGCGTTGCCGTCTGTATTGCTCAGCACTATGTCATCTATCGTGTGGTTCTTCTGCTTGTTGCTCCACGCCACATGCACATAGTTGTTCTTGCCTGCCTCGCCGCTCACCTTACCGCAGTCCGTAAAGCCATTACGATGCGTTGCGTCGCTTGCCGTACCACCCGTGTAAGTCCACAGATGCCCGTCGATGATGTAAGAATCACCGATGCTGGCTCCTGACGATGGAAGCGCGTCCGGCGAGCTGACACCCGTCTTCATATTTATCGACGTGCCAGCTGCGCCGTCCTTTCCGTTTTTTCCGCCGCTAATCTCCTTCCTCCAATCTTTCGACGTGTCGCTCGGCTCCGCGGTAGTCGCCTGACCTTTCTCCACTATGCACGTCCAAATGGAATCGTTGTGGCTCACTTGGTCGTAGTAGCGGTATTGCGTCCCCCCTGCCCAGTTACCTCTGAAGTTCACTAAGGTTATCGGGTCGCCGCTCGCGCTCATAAACTTAAAGCTCGAAGACACGAACACCACCTCCTTGGGCGACAGTATGAACACCGTGTTTGAGTATTGGTTCACGCCGTCCCAGTGCCTGTAGTCCACGATGCCCGTCAACGCCACTATCCTCGGCAACGTGCCATTCTCCGTGCCCGTTGTCTCCAGCATCATCACGTTCGTTCGGCTCTCGTCGTTATATTGGTCACGTCCATCAGCGTCGCCGCTCGCGAACATCCTGTGACCGTCCAGTACTATCGTGTCCCCTGCCTTCGGAGCGTCGTTGCCCGCGCTCTCGCAGTCGGTCTTCGAGAGGATGACCCAACCGAACTTCTTGCCGTCGTACAAGTCCACGGTCACCTCGCGCGTCTTCGTCACCCCGTCTTTATCCACGTAGGCCTCCGTCCGCGTCTCCGTTATCGTCTCGTTCTTCGTGGACACGTCAGCCACCAGTCGCCAGTAATAGGTATTGCTCACGCCCTCATGCGCCCCAGCCTCAATGTCAAACGTCTGACACTTCGCCTGGTCATACTTCCTCCATCCGTTCTGCGTCGCCGTGGTGCCGTCATCGTTCAGCGTGTAGCACTTCCATCCCTCGCAGTCAGCGTCGCCCTCAGCGCACGCCACCCACGTTTCGCTCGCGTCACCTTTCTCTGTCGTGCCCGTGTCCGTCGCCTTCTTCACCGGCACGGCCCTCACAATCTTCGAGCTCGCGCCGCTCAGATACACGTTGCCTCCCACGGCGTAGAGCTTTCTTATCTCCAGCGAGTTGAACACCGCCTTACCCCACACCATCAAGTCCGTGACCGACAGCGTGTATTTCCCCTGCGCGTTCTTCGTCACCCCGAAGCCCCTCTCCAGTGCCTCGTCAAACGCCAGCGAGCTTAACGCGTCAACCACCACGTTGCCGTCCTTGTCGAACTTATACCCGCTTTTCCCGAATGTCGCACCGCCCTTCAGCTGGGCGAGCATCTCGGAGATTAATCCCTTGACAAAGGTTATCAAGCCCTGCGCCGTGTCGTCCTGCGTCTTGGAGAGGAAGTACTTGGCTCCGTATGCCTTTACAAGCGGATCGACCTGAGTAGGTGTCATTCCTACATTGCCCCCAATGTTTCCTGTGCGTATGTCATTCGCCACAGAATCAACCTTGTTCTGTATTCTCTGTAACGTGCCAACGTTGACCTCATTCCTGAGAGTTACGTCATAGGTGGGAATGCCGTTGTTGCCATTCTCCTTGATAGTCAGCTGGTCAATATAAACGCTTCCATTAATAAGCAGGTCGTCATCATCAAAGAGAAGAACATCTCCCTCCTTCAATGTGTCGTGTATAGATGCCGTCTTCCCGCTTGTGTCGCTCTTCGCCTCCAAATCCTGACGGGCCATGAAGATTTCATCAATCTTCGGAGTGTACACGTATCGGGTATAGTCATTCTTGCAGAGCCAGTGAATAGCCTTTCTGAGAAGCCTTACCGACGCCGCCCACACATAGTTCACGTCACCGACATTGATACCTGTAAGTACGAAATGGTCTCCGGGAAGTATCTGGTACGCGTTCGTCATGCCAGGCCCAACGGCCTGTACAGACTTTGCGTATGAGTATGGGAACCACAGGAAAAGCGAATCGTCGTAACTCCTTTGCACTCTTAGCGTTATCTTTCCTGTAGAGGCATCAACACTCTCTACCTTTGCCGTAAACTCTCTTCCTCCGCAGAAGCCGTCCTTCATGGACAGCTTGAACTCTCCGCTGTTGTTCGCGTCTTTCGCTGCCTGTCTCAGGTCAAAGCCAAGCTTAGGAAGTGTTACATGAAACGAAGGTACGGATACGCCCTCTTTATCATAGACGCCGTTGTCGTCAATGGTGTCAGCGCTGTCTATAACATCAAGTCTTGTCGTACCGTTACCGACGCCTGCGTCCGACGCGGTAATCTTCTCGATGGACGGATAGACGGCCTCCAAGCCGTTGTCGTCATTGGACTCTGTGCAACTTATGTCTCCGTCACGATAGCCCAATGACGCGGCGTTCTGAGACACGATATAAGGATCATGCCTGTCATTGGAGAATGAGACTACGTGCTTACCGCTCTCTGTATGGAAAAGCACATATTCGTCATCCGTGCCCGACGGCTTCTTCTTGATATAGTAGTTTGTGGAATTAGAGACGCTGTCATATACGCTCTTGCATATATCAGCAAGACTGTATAGTGGGAATCCCGGCAACATGAGACTATTGACGGCCATATTGTCGGGTAAGGCCTTAACCCCATCCTCGAAGCCTATGTTCGATATGGGGAAGGCAGACCTGTCAACCCCCTTGGTAAAGAATATCCTCGCGCCAACCGCAATGGCTGACTTGAATTGCCCGAAATTGGCGAAGTCCGTATTGTCGTCGTCGTCCTTGGAGCTCTGGAGACATTCAGAGTATATCTCTACGTTCCCATTGTTATCGGTGCCTTCTACGCGCGCGTTAACCAAAATATCACCGACCTTGATACCGACAGCGTAGATATTGCTGCCATATTTAGTCATCGCGTTTGTGAAGTATCTTGAAGAGTAAGGGAGGTCAAGGGTAAATCTTGCAAAGGAATAATCAGTGGGATTTTCCTTGATTTCCTTTATAGTGGAAAAAGCCTCTGAAGTTACCTCAGCGTAATACCTTGTAGGCATGTTCTGGTCGCTTCCGTAGGCATGGAGTCTCGTGACTACCTTCTGGTCAGTGTCGGCGGTCTTGTCAACCTCGTACAGGCCTTTGCCTTTACCATACTCGAACAGGTGGGATGTAGGAACGCCTACGGTGCCGATATAAACGTTTCTTCCGCGGATGATGAAGTTAAGGCCAAACTCTGTCTTGACTTTTTGCAGCCCGTCCCATACTGTGTTGTTTGAGATAGAGATGTTCCTGTCATAACGCTCGTCGTCTCGGCTGTCTTTATAGTCAGACGGATTGCCGTAGGTCTTAACCCACTCCGATTGTACGGCTGACAAAAACGCAGAATCAGTGCTAATGTCCTTGGCTCGTTGTACGGTGCGTTCGTATGTGGTCTGATACTGTCCCGTGTCCTTGGTGCCCTGCGTGTTGTTGGCAAGGGTATAGAACATCCAGTATTCGCCCTTGCCACGGCCGTTGTCCTTACACCACCTGTCTGCGCACGCCTGTAATCTGTCTGCGAGGTCGTCAACGTCCTTTGCGTAGAATGAGAACGCAGGAAGCGACGTATAGTGAACCTTGTTGTCGTCAAGCACCCAGTCATGGAACAACATCATGGTGAGCTCGTTGGAATACGAGTTGAACTTGATGCTGTCATACACGAAGCCTTCTCCGTAAGTTCCACGACGTGCCTTCTTGATGACCGTCGGGTCGTAGTTGATAGTGAATTTCTCTCCGCGGTACTCTATGTAGTCGCCTATCTGGAAGTCGATGGGGTATGGGGACTTGATAGAGACAGTAAGATAGCATTCGCCCATCCACTTCCCAACATACTCGAAAGAGTCCTGATAGACAACCTTTCCTTTTCCGTCGTACTCCACAATGCTCTCATGGAGTGCATTGCCGTCCTTGTCATATATAGTCCACCTACTCATCAATCAATCTTCAAATCAACAACATTTCCTTTATCATCAGTAACCAACGACACATTGCCGCGAGGGCTATCTACATGTAAGGTAATCTGGAAAACGAGTATCTTTGTATCATCAGAATCCATATTGAACCATGTCTTCTGTGATACCTTTGTAAACCTCGCGTTGTAGCGCCCGGCGCAACAGTGCGTGTCGTATATAGCGAAGACGCATCCGTTCCCGTCGCCACCAGAGATGTACTTGATAAAAGTATCAACTTTGTTTCTCAAATCCGAAACGTCATCGCTTTTGGCCTCACATGTTATCTCAATGTCATAGTCTTTTGCGGGGGGATTGCTATTGTTATAAAACACGTCTATGCCGTCCTCGTCATGCCAGTCGCGCTTGGCGACATCTTTCATGTCAGGCAAGAGGATAAACGGGACATCTTGTATATATACAGAGAAGTCCTTTACGGTTTCCTTTACATCGCCTTTTTTGTAAGACGTCCCGGAATAAATCATCTTTTGGAAGTATACCTTATCCATGCGTCTGGTTTTTATCTGCAAATATAATATAAAATAAACAATCGACAAACAATCTTTCCTGCAAAACGATTGTTTTGCTGTAAATAATCATTATATTTGCCAAAACAAATTTTCATCGGATTATGATAGACGCAGTGAAGAACGAAGAGTTGAGGAACAAGGCTGTAGGACTCGGCCTCTGTGACCAGTGGCAAGGCTTGTGGAGCAATGATTGGAATGACAACAAGATGATTGCCAAGTACAAGGAGGGCATAGACTTCTGTCTGGCAAACGATTTTCCGAGCGTGGAATATATAAAAAGTCATTTCAACAAGCAAGACCTGCGAAATGGCGGCGTTTTCGTCGACGACAAGCACTCTGTACTCAATGCGAGAATGATTGTCGTTAGGGGGCTCTCGGACATAACAGCGAGGTACAACGGAAACACGGTAGCCGAGGTCTATATCACCGACAATGCCACACTGAGGCTATTAGCCCGCAACCATTGTCACGTAATCCTGCATGTGCTTGGGAATGCCCAAGTGGACATTCAGCAGGAAGACGACGCTACGGTCCTTGCGATAAGGCACAGCAAGACATGCGGAATACATGTTACAAAAGGAAGCGCCACGGAAAGGGAAGAATACACTTATCTGAAGGACATCCTGGACTAATATTCAAGCTTTCTAAAAAATAATTGCTTGTTTATTTGCTTGTTTATAAAATAACACGTACCTTTGCAGTGTGATTTTTGAACATTAGCAATGCGCGAGGGAATAGCTTAATTAAGGTTAAACTTCTCTCACTTTTTGGTGGTATGGGAGATATTGCCTATCTTTGCGGCGTTCAAATTTCATGTGTGGACGGGACGATGAGGCTCTTCCACAAAACGGGAGGGCATTTTTTTATGTCCGTCTGTCTTAATAGAAAGTACGCGAGTACGCTATATCGGCGTGCCGCCCCTTGACTCCGTAGAAATGCGTAGTCGTCCTTTCACACATGAGGATTGAACAAAGGGTAGCGGCACGCTTTCTTTGTGTGTCAACCCAACAAAGTATAATCGTTCTAAATCATGTGTAAAAATAAACGACATTCAAATTTTCAAAAATCCTCAGTTCGGAGAAATCCGAACAGCAGGTACGGCAGACAATCCTATGTTCCGTCTGTTAGATGTATGTAAGTCACTCGGCTTGTCCGCAAAAGGTGTAAATCAGAGACTTAGTGATGAGGTAATTTCAAATTGCCCCATCGTTGATAGCCTTGGAAGAACGCAACAAGCATTATTCATCAACGAGGATGGATTATACGATGTTATCCTCGATAGTCGCAAGCCCAAAGCACGGCAATTCCGCAAGTGGGTGACTTCAGAGGTACTTCCTGCCATCCGCAAGACTGGTGGCTACATGGTCTCAAAGCAGGATGACACACCCGAACTCGTCATGGCGAGAGCCTTGCAGATAGCAAACGACACCATTGCACGTCACGAGGAGGAACTTGCCGACGCAAAGAACAAGATTGCGAGGCAGCACGACCGCATCGGCACGCTTGAAGGACACCTCAGGTACAACATCGAAGAGGTGAAAAAGCTCACGCCCGATGCAGAGTACACGCGCAAGACGCTTTCCTCAACAACATCTTGGAACACGAACATCATCGCCAAAGAACTCGGTCTGTCAGCTGTGACACTCAACAAGAGACTCCAAGGCCTCGGCATCCAGTACAAGGAACACGGTGTATGGGTTCTCACGCACAAGTATCAGGACAAGGGGTACACGAAGACAAGCACCTACAACTACCCCAAGTCCGACGGGGCACTGGGTACACGCATACAGACCGAGTGGACGGAGAAAGGACGCAGGTTCATCCATGAGCTGTACGACAAAGGACGGATATAAGTAGCTCACCAAGATAATCCCCTGCCAAGCGAATTGGTAGGGGATTGCTATTACTTCTTGTGTATCATCACTGAGCAAGAAGAAATAATGTACCTCTAAGATATTTTGATGTAAGAAAACTAATGCCCCATGTCTACGAAGGCATGGAGCATTAGCTAGAACTGATTAGAAAGCTCAGAATTGATGTCTTTGTTCTGTATGTTCATATCCCGCATTTTACGTTCATCGTTTTTTTCTTTTAGTTCCATCATCTTCCGCTCGTAAATGTCGTGTTTATTGTATAAGATACTATCTGTTAACGTTACGCAGTAAACAGAACTTCCATCGAAACGGTAGTCCTTGTTCGGGTTTGGATACATTGAGTATTGTGTTTTTATAACAATATCGTTGTTTTTCCATATAAAGTACAGAGAACAATATTTGAATATGATGTGTCCTGCTTCATCTGTACCATTTGTTTCAGGAAGCGACCAATCTCCGAAGTATTTATCCATTGACTCCGTGAGCCCGTATCTCTTTCTGTACGTCTGAGAAAACAATTCGGCAACGCTGTAGTTGTCCGTCTCAACAACTATCTGATACACCTTGTTCTCAAATGTGTAAACGGAACGCCATACGTTTTTCTCCTGCCATTTCCTTCCGTTTTCCGCATACCAAATGGAAAATGAATCTTTTACGGCAGAGTCGCTCGGATTTTCAAAGTAGCTGCCGAGCTTTACGCCACGGAACGACAACATCTCAGGGTTGTTTCTCATGCTGTCCTTCCATGCTTCAAGAGAGTCATACGACGTCATTGTCTCTTGCGTTTTTCTGCCGTTGCACGAGGATAACACAAGAAAAGGTAATGCCAATAAAAGAATCTTCTTCATAACGCTTGTTTTTTAGAGTTCACTGCAAAGATAAACACTTTTAGACAAGCAAACAAATAAACAGGCATAAAATATGGATGATGCTTCAAAAAAAACACCACCCATATTCATTATCGAACCCTTGTGCTAACCGTCTTTGTGTCATTTGTCACAGCTTTGAACAGATAAAGGATTTCCTCATTGCTCGTGACAATTTTCTCCGCAGCCTCAGCGTTCCTCAGCGTGTTCGCCGCTATCTGTGACTGATATTGAACCTGCGACTGCGCCATAAGACTCATGCTGTCCATATAGTCAGCAGCCTTCCCGCTTTGCAGTTGTCTTAACACGCTCACGTCAGCCCTAATTGCGTTGAGGTAGCTTGCGAGTAGGTCTGCCGTCTGCTCCGTGATGCCCTTAATGGAAGACCCTGCGCTTGACGATCCTGAGTTCAAGAGGGTGTTGCCTGATTTTTCGACAAGATTCTCCATCTTGTCAAACAGTATCTTTGACGACTCTACGCCATTGTATATATACCCGTCTTTACCAAGAGCCTCACTGATGTCTGACATCCACTGGTCCTTGTTGCTGTCAGGATGGGACGCGTCAAAACTTCCCTTATGGACGGCTCCATTGGAATCCGTATATCCGAACAACTTGTTTCTAAGATTATCGAATAACGGCTGCATAACTCCCAAGCTTATCATTTGCTTGGTGAGGCTCTGTAGTATGGAGGTTACGCTATTCTTGAAAGCTTCCGCCGCGTCGTCTCCATTCTCAAAGGCGGTCATCAATGCGTCGCTGAGCTGGTCAGCCCATGATTTCAAGTCTATACTGTACAGGTTCTTTGCGATGTCCTCAGAGAAATATTTGATTTGGTCATCAAGCTCTGCTATCTTAGACTTGTATTCTTCAAGAGAGGACTTGGACTTCTTTTTCTTTTTGTTCTCAGCATTATACATATCTGAGTAATCCCTTCTCTTCTGTACAAGCAGGTTGTACTGTTGCTGATAGCCAGTTATATCTCCGCCCCCTGCCGCAGCGTAATACTGCTGCATGGCTCCGAGCGCAGACCCGCTTACGTTCGTTTCCCCCGTGTTGTACATCTTCTGATACGAGCGAATGACATGTCCATAGTCATATCCCAACGTCCTTTCTTGCGCCTTGGATATGACCTGAGTATAACTTTCAATCTTGGAAACATCCTCCTGCATCTTCTCTATCTTTCGCTGAAGTCTCTTGTCGTGCGTCTGCGCAATACCACCAACAAGGCCGAGAGCCGCACCTGCTGCCATTCCATAAGGGCCAAGGGCAGACAGGGACGATGCTCCGCTGAGCATCCCGCTCATCACACCGCTCGCGTCAGACACCGCTTGCCCCATTCCCGTGTCACCAAGGCCCAGTTTGTCAAATGTGTCCGACAACAGGTTCACGGCTTGTGACCCGGCGCTGAGAGCGCTGATGAACTTCCCCATTGCGTTTTGCACGGCTTCACCGGACTTTTCCCAAAAGCCGAACGGGTCGTTAACGTTTTTGGAAAATTCATCCTTTGCCTTCTCCCCGGCTTTGACTTGCTGTCCCTCCTTCATTTTGGACCAGTTGTTCACGTTTTTCTGCGTTCTTGCCGCGGCCGCAATCTCGGACTTCCCGCCCACACCAGACAGGATGTTGTCAAGAGCCTGTACAAGCCTTTGGAGCACGGCTATGAGGTTTGCGTCTTGTTCCCCTTGCGACAGAGCCATCTGCTCGGAAAGCTGCACCGTAGCGGCATTTCGCATGCTCTGCAAGTCTTGCGTGTGCTTTGTCGGGTCGAAGAACATACCTCCCATGAAAGACATCTGTCCCACGAGGCTGTTGCCCGTTGACTTCAACGAGGCCCGCATGGCCTTTTGCGCCTTGTCAACCTCCGTGTTCCTTTTTGTCTCGTCTATGAAGCCGTTTAGGAAAGCATCGTTAAACGCTGAGATGTAAGTGTGCGCAAGCTGTCTTACCTTTGAGCTCCGCATGGTTGTAGGAGCATTAAGCATACGTTGTATCTCACCGTCATATAACAGACGCGCTATACCGTTACTATTATTCGTATCATACAGAACTGAGTTCTTGCGGTGGAGTCTGGCCCTGTTCTCCTTACTCCCATTCACGTAGTACATGTTCCCATTCCCATCGAACGCCTGACGCTCTATGTTCTTCTCGTTCTGCTCGAACTGTGTCTGTGCTTTCTGTTTGCGCTCCTTGAACGTGTTTGACAAAGTGTACAGTTCCGTGGCTGTTTCGTTCGCGGCTTTCACCATGTTCTTCATGGCCGAGTTGAACTGCTCTACAATGGAAACTATAGCGTCCACATGGTTCAACATGTCGCCCGTGCGCTTCTCAAACTCCTCGTCACTCTCTCCTTCCTTCTTTGAGAGGTTTCGCCGCAACATGCCGGACACTCTCGATTTGAGGTTGTCGCCAGTAAGGTTGTACAGCTCTCCCATATCCTTGGTAGAGAACAACTGCGCTCCTATCTCGGACAACTTGCTCGATACAATGCTGAACAGGTTGTTCACGTTCTCTGTCCAATCGAATCCCGCGACTCCGCTGTCAACTTTATACCTGAACCTTGACAACTCCATGGCGAAGTCCGTATCGCCCGTCTTGTCCCTGACGCTCTTGAACGTGTCGTATGCGTCAGACACCAACTCTGTGAGCCGTTTGGTGCCGTCAGCGAACTCTTTCAGCCTCTTGTCGGCCTCTTTGGTGTCGAGTTGGTTAATCTGGCTCTCCACATTGGCAAGCATAGAGTTCTTCTGCTCCTTGCCGTTCTTGGTTCTTGGCTTCCATCTCCCTATGATGTCCTGCTCTTTCACGAGGACATCCCTTAGAGCAGACAAGGAATCGAGCTTCTTGAAATCATCAGCGTTGATACTGTCTTTGACATACTCCCCTTTATCGAGCGCGCTTTTCATACGCCCGCGCACTTGGGCGATGGCGTAATCCTTGTCCTTGTACCTATTATACCATTCCTCGTACATCTGACGAGCCTTCCCAAGGGCGTTGATACGGTCGTTGAATTTCTTGATGTCGTTTCTGTCGGCTTTCTCTGCTGCGGCTTCTGCACGTCTTTTAGCTTCTTCTGCCTTGCGTTTTGCAGCTTCCTGCTTACGCTCTGCGGCCTCAGCTTTCTTACGTCGCTTTTCTTCGTCATCGTCCTTGAAGCCCTCACTCTTGAGCCAAGTCGCCTCTTGGCCGATACCTTTGAGAGCCGCGTATATACCATTATATTGAGCAAGTAGCTCGCTAAGAGCCTTGTATTCGGGGTCTTTTGGATTCATTATGGCCGTCCTTGCCTTGATACGGCTTATCTGTTTCTTAAGATCATCCAAAGACATGGTACTCGAAAGGTTAAAGTTGATACCCAGCTTGACTTGTAAAGCTTTCGTGTGAGGTATCATCTTCTCTACCTTGTCGCGGCTTTCCTTAAGCTTCTTCTGCACATCGTCCGCAAACTCATAGATGTCAACAGACGTCTTTATCTTCATCTTTAACTCAGCGTTCGCCGTCAGCGCTTTTGTCGCTCTAATTTGCCATGCCTCGTTAGCCCTCAAAGAGTTTAGCTGGCCCTCGTACAGGCCTCTCAGCCACTCCCTCATAGACTGCTTTCCGAGACCTTTAAGGACGATTCCTCTGCTCTTTATGAACTTCTCAACCCTGTCATAAGCGTCCTTGAATATTTTCTCCGCTTTAGCAGGCGTGGTTTCTGCTGTAAGGCCGCTGAGATTTTGAGCGAACATCTCCTTGACAATAGCAGTTCCGTATAGGTCTCCGATATTGTATTGTGTATTCTTGTCTCCGTTGCCTCCATACACACCACTGACATTGAACCTGCCATTCTGTTTCAGGTTACTTATCACAGAGTCAATGATGTCCTGCTTGATAGACGGGTCCGTGACACCACTGCTTGCAAGGAAGCTGTTCACGGCGCTCACCATAGAAGCCACAGCTCCCTCCGGGTCTTTGGCGAAGTTGGCAACAATATCGTTTCCGAGAGTCCTTGACCAAGTAATGGCATCAGCCTTTAACTGAGCATACTGGTTTGACAGGTTTCTTCCGAACAGACCGTTAGAAGTTGCTCCTTTGTACACCGCCGCCATGCTATACCCTTGCCCCGTTTCAACCTTAGACAGCTTGTCATAATACTTCTGCCGTTCAGTATCGGTCATGTTCGCCATACGGTTAAACAAGATTTGCAAAGCTTCTTTGTAGTCAGTCAGTCCCTCTTGGTTCTTGATAGCGGCGAGCATGCCGCCGGTAGCCATATTCACAGCATTTACATCCTTGTCTGACACGCGGTAGTACCCTGTGCCTTCATAATACGACTGCAATCTGTCACGCATATCCTTGACAGCATCAGAATAGTCCTGCATGTCAGTAGTGAACGAATCACTGAAGACCCCGCCAATCCGCTTGTCTGAATTAGCAAGGTCATTTGAAATGCTTTCGTTGACCTCATTTGCGTGTCTTATAGCATCAATCTTGTTAATAAGAGTCTCGAACTGCTCCTCCTGAGTCTGCATCTTATTGATGTCAAGGAGGTCTCCCTCATACAACGGGCTCAGCACTTGCAGCTTCTTCTTCATCTCCTCGATGTCAGACGATAGGTTTATACCATCAGCGAAACGGCCGTTCTTATCCCTTACAAGAGATATGTGGTTCTTGGTCATCTCGTTACCCATAGCGTCATACATCGTTTGGGAATTGAGCTTTATCAGTCCTCTGTCCGCATAATTCTGTATGATTTCATTGGCGCTCTTAGCATTCGTGGCGGCATCGTTCTTAAGGTTTCCTGAAATCTCCTTAGCTTTTCTTGACAGTTCTGTAACATGACCGACAATCGCTGATATACCAGTCACTACTGCCATGATAGCGGCTTGCGGCGCCAACGCCACAAGGAAAGCCCTTGCCGCCGCCGCCGTCTGTATAAAGCCAAGCCTAAGAGAAATAAGACCACGACGGAATGCGCCCAACCCCGCCAGCTGAGCGGCCTGCTGTCTGCCCAAGCCGGTTGACATAAGAAGAAGTGTTCTCTGGGCCTGTGTCAGTCTTCCGGTCAAGGCTATACGCTGCTTGGTTATCTCGGATAGCTGCTTGTTGTTCTTAATCTCCTCAACCTGCAAGAGCTGATTCTTGTGGACAACCCTATCAGATATACGCGCATCAGTAATTCCAAGGCTATTACCCGCGTTCCGCCCCCATCTCTTTGCGCTGTCGGCAGGGTTGCCGAACACTGTTCTAAGATAGTCACGTCCCCTGCCTGAGACGACATTGGCAAGGAAGTTTCTTCCGCGCTCCGTCTGAGACAGCATTTTGTTGGCCTCCATAATAGCGGCGTTCTGCGCAAGCATACTCTTTCCAGCAAGCAACTGCGCCCCCTTAAGAACGCCGTATGCCGCCGCTACGGATGTAAGCATCTTGGCATACCTATCCCAATGCGCCGTGAGCTCGTTGAGCGTGTTTACGAAGCCCACGAGTACGCCTCTGCCAGAACCGCCCATCTCGCTCATCATGATACGGTAATTGTTCTTCAAGTTGCGGAGCTTACCGCCGAGGGTGTTATACTGACGCTCCTGCATATTGTAGAACTTGCCACCGGGCTTGTCCAAGTCCATGATGACATCCTGAACGTCTTCAAATGGAATTTCACGCTTACGCATCAATCCGAAGATGTCTTTCCTTGATACGTAGTTAGCCTGCTGTCCATTGCGCTTGGCTTCGTCAGCACGCTTGTTGTACAAGTCAGCAAGTCCGCCCACGAGGTCGATGCCTGCGGTCTCAAACTGCCTGTTCTGAATACCCGACAGATAGCCGTAAGACTTAGTATGACCATAAGCAAGTATCAGTCGACTCACGTCAACGTCAAGACCTGCGCCAATATCGGTAAGGGACTTCATCGTCCCGTAGATGTCTTTTGCCTCGACGCCGAAAGCCGCCAACTGCCTGTGTGACTTCAACAAGTCCTCAAAGGTATACGGAGACTGCTGTGAGAGGTCTCGGAGCTGCATGTACATATCCGTTGCAGCCGAACCACTGCCAAGGATAACCTCCAAGGACTTCTTCTGCAATTCCAACTCGCCCGTGACTTGAGTAAGCCCTGACAGAAAGCTCTGAACGCCATATATAGAGAAATACTGATTGGCAAGTGACTTTAGGTCAGAAAGAACCTGCGACTGACCTTGGGCTGCTCCAGTAGCCTTCTGGAAAGCGGACGCAAGACGTTCCTGCTCCGCAGTGAGATTGCGCGACGCGGACTCTGACTCCTTGGCACTCGCAACCTGTAACTTTAATGAAGACGCGGCTATTTCCGCTTTACTGGAAGCATCTACATATCCTTGGCTAAACCTGAGCTGCCTTGCCGTTTCGCCATCGGCACTAACTCCCTTGCCGTCAGCGATGGCTTTAGCCCTAACACGGAACTTCTCAAGCTCAGCGATGGCTTTTTCAAGGCCTGTCGTGTCTATATTGAACTTACCTGCTTTTTCTATTAGCTTATTATATTCAGTAAGCTTGCTGACAAGCGCAGAGTAAAGGGCGCTTGACTCTTTTTGCAAGCCACCGCCCTTGTCCTGCGCCGACGCCAACTTCTCAGCTTGGCTCCAACAGGAGTGATAGGCATAGGCAAGCTTGTTGAACTCCATCGTGAGTTCGGCCACCTTTCCCTTCTGACTGAGGATTTCGGGATTTTTGAGAGCTTCCTCTACTTTTTTATGGAACGTATCCAAACGATCAAACACGCCCCCGTCTCCCAGCATACCACTGTTTTGTATGAAGTGCATTCCTTGCTCATCAGTGAGCGTTTTGTACCGCTCCATCATGTTGCGGAACCGGTCATTGAAATCCTTTCCAGCAAGCATTCCGTCGACACTCTTCTGATAGAATGTCAGCTTGTTCATACTGCTCAACAGGTTTTCCTGTGCGTTGGTGGCTTTCTGAATGTCCTGTGTCAGCTTCGTGAAACCGCTGTCAAGCTTCGCCGCGGCGTCTATTGCGCTAAGGCCGGAAAGAGAATCCTTGAAGTCTTGTAGCTTTTGCTTCAACTTCTCCAACTCCTGTACCCTGCCTTGCCCATTGCTCCTCCCTATGACAGAATCGAGACGAGCCATAGACTCGGCCATCTTCTCATTGGCTACATTCAGTTTAGGGACAGCTGCTTCCAACTTGTTGGCGTACTGTGTGAAGTTCTGATTGCCACCAAGACCACGGATGAAATCCACTCCAAGAGGGGACTTGTTGCCTATCTCACGGGCGAGGCCAAGGATGTTCGCAATATCCTCCTTTGTGCCTTTACTTGCGACGGCTGCGTCCTTGAATCTCTTTATAAGTCCGCTCAACTCTTCGGATGTTCCTCTGAACATAGTTCCCTTTTGCCCAAGAATATCAGGATTCTGCTGAACCTTTAAGATAGCGTCCCTAAGCCTGTTAAGGTTATCTATGTATGCCTGTATCTTATCTGTTTCTCCACTATTTTTGGCAATCCTCGCCTTGTCGCTCTCCGCTTGGGATATGGCATTGTCAAGCCTCATAAGGGCGTGCTCGAGCTTGTTGACGTTGTTTATATATTGCCTCATGCCCTCGGCCGCGTCTTTCTGTGCGTCGCCGGTGGTCTTGGAGTTGACGCTGCTCTCGACGTTCTTCACCTGCTGTACGGACGCCAACAAATCCTTGGAGCTTGCGGCCAACTTCTGCATCACGTCCTGATACTTCCCACTCGAAGCGGACAGCTTATCCACCAAGTCGGCGAAAGGCTGCATGGCTTGCGTGAATGCGGTCAGTGATTGCACGAAGGCAGTATTGTCAACACCCTTGCCCATGTTGGCGGTAAGGCTTTCTATTGATGTCCTGATACGCTCGATGCAACGCTCCACGTTCTCTGCAAACTCGGTGAGCTTGGTGGTCTGCTTTGTGAAGTCGAGCTCCAGTTGCTTGGGCTGAGAGGATGTCTGCGCATTCTTCTCTTTGGCGGATGTGTTCTTCTCTAAGGCTTGGGTCTCCTTCTCTTTAGTTTGAGCGGATTGCTGGGATAATAAAGCTTGCTTAGCCTTCTCTGAATTCAAAGCGGATAGAGCATCCTTCTCGTCATGCTCAGCCTTTGCAATTTGTCTTTGTAGTTCTTCCTGTTTTTTATAGGTTTCGGTAATATACTTATACTCCCCATTTTCAGTTTTTGGGAGAGCGTCTATATATTTGCTGCCTTTATTAGATTCAAGGAACTTATCCTGTTCTTCTTTGCACTTTTGAAATAGCTTAATAAGAGACTCTAAGGCATTTATCTCCAAGTTATAGCCTTTCCACTCAGGCATACCATAGTCGCCTTGATTGGTCAACTTCTGACGTAAAGTCTTTAATGTTTCTATATAATTCTTTACATCGTCAATAGACTTACCTCTGTAACGTTCAAAGGTATCCCATTTGAACATATTTCTTACAGCTTCTATGGCTTTTTTGTCGCCTTCCAAATCATAGAATGCTCCTTTAATGCCACGGCTTCCTGTTGATGTATACGGCAACCATCCTTTACCTATGGATTTTAGATACTCTTTTCCTTTCTCCGCGGCTGCTTCCAAGGATTTCCCTATCTTGTTGGGAATCTCCATGAACTCTGAGACAAACGCGCCCTCTTTTAAGGAATTAGCATAAGATGCTTTCAAATTACTCAACTTGGACATGGCATCTTCGTGGGCTTTTGTAAGTTGATTGAGCCGTGCCTGTGCCTCTGCTGCCGCTTTGATAGCGTCTGCCTGCGCCTTGGTCTGTACTTCTAACTTCTTACCGGCCTCTACGGACTCGTTCTGCGCCTTTGTAATATTCAACATGCCTTTCTGTAGCTCCGCCACAAGCTGCGTGAGGCTGTCACTAACGCCAATCTTTATCTCCTTGCCGTTTGCGATACTCAACAGCTTGTTCAGCTCCTCAGTATAGTGCTTTATCTGAGTCTCCAAACTGTTGCTTATCTGCATCTGAAATGTCAGTGGGTTCATAACCTAATCCTTTCTTTTGTTTTCCTTACTGTTGCTGTCAACAAGCGCATCCGCCCCCTTACCCAAGAAGTCGGACAGCTTAACGCCCTTGCCTTGTCTCTTTTTAGCCTTCCATCGTTCAACGACCTCCATCATGTGCTCCGGGGTCTTCTTCTCAGCCTCTGTCTTCTCGTCACTCTTCTTGTACACCGTCATGGGCTCGTCAATCATCATTAGTTGTATCTGAGCTGCCGTGTATCCCCATAGGTAAGGCCATTCCTTGACCTCTATGAGTCCGAAGAGGAAGTATCGGCTTGTGTGGAGCCATTGGAGTCTTTTCCTGTCTGAGAATCTTGCGCCGAACGGAGTTCTTGAAGGGTATGTTCTGCTTCCCTCATCGTCATGTTCATCAGCGTACCCTTTACCTCTGTCAAGCACATGGTAGTACCCAAGAACTGAACCCACGGAACTTTTTTTTTGCCCTCGTTGAGCAATTCGTGAAGCTGAGCGTCGCTGTATTCCTTGACGTAGTAGAACCACCGCCATAGGAACCAATAGCACGCTTTCAATATAATCCAGTAGTTGAGGATGAAGATTGCAGCCGCCTTGCACGCAAGCTTGTTGTCCGACAGCACCTCCCTAAGGATGTCGTTCCTGTCCCCGTCTTTCGGGTCTTGGTCGTCGGTGTCTGCCTTATGGAGCAACAGCCTTGACAGCTTGACCATCTGACCGTTTCTCAGCCATCGTATCTTATACTTCTTGTTTGTACCCTCAATCCTAACAACCGTGGCATCATTGTCCCTCGCAGAGATATATTCCCTCTGTTGTCCCTCTGTGGGCTGTTTGATTTCCGGCTCTTTGTTTATTTCTGACATATCATCTTGTTTTTTTACGCACATCCCTCAACGGAAAGAGGGCGTGGGGCTACCAAGAACCTCCGCCCTCTCCATGAGTGTTATGCCTGAATAAATCTTCTTGCCTTATACTTCTTTAAGCACTGGCTTCTGCGGGCTCCAGGATAGCCATGCTCGCAGGGTCGCCTCCATCGGCGATAGAACCGCTCAACTTGACATACAGAGGCTTGTTTCTGTCATCGTTCATAACGGTAGCATATAACTTTGTGTTCTTGATGAACACAGCGCTTGCCCCGTCCTCGGAAACGCCGATAATTCCGAGATGGATAGCCTTCTGAGTCTGTGCGAAGCTCTTGCCCTTTAAGGAGGTCTTTGCGGTGTCGCCCGTAATGTCACCCGCGCCCTTGACTTCGAGGTCGTTCTGCTTGAAGCCCAAGCTTTCCAACACGTTAGTCTCGTAGGTGGGGATATTGAGCTCAATAGAGCTGTCTCCCGGCGTCATGCTTGACGCCCAGTCTGCGGTCTGACCGTACACGTGGAAGTGGCTGACACTCGGAGTACCGCCGTTGTAGTTGAAACTTCCATCCTCAGTAGGATAATTGAAAATCTTTGTTTCGCTTGTCAGGTCGACGGCTCCTGCCGTAACGGTAAAGCCACCTACCACCGCGTAGATTTCAGAGATGCCCATGTGCACCTTACCTGCCGCGTCTGCTTTCTTTACAATTGTTGCTGCCATAATTCTATAGAATTAAATGTTAAACATTTTTGATGTAAATCCTGAAACTTATTCTTGAGCACTGATAACCGTATTGGTCTACTCCCATGTACTGCATGTCCGGGCGCATACACGAAAAGCCTTTGCCCTTTATCGGGAACAGCTTCCGAACTCCCTCGGACAGCGCGGTGAGGTCTCCTATGTTTGGGGTGTTGTTCGTCTTTGACTTTGAGAACACATAGATGATACCACTCGTGCTTGTCTGCTCGTCGGAATATCCAGTGAGCTGCCTGCGGAACATGGTTGGCAGGTCGATAACGGCGAAATGCTTTACTTCCTCATTGAAGGCATTTGGCCTTGTGAGATAGTAGTAACTCCCGACCGTAGGCTTGATAGCCTCGCCTATCGTGAAGAGTATGCTTTGTGTCATTGTCATATCTGCCATATATAGTTTCCTTTAGAATGGTACATCATCTCCTATCGAACCGCCTCCAAGTGGATCATCTTGAGTCTTGACATCGGACGGGACAAACGTGATATTATTTCCAAGACCCGGTTGTAAACGGGAATTAGAGTCAGCCATCTGATTGAGGATGTCGTTCACGGCATTGGGCAGTTCATCCATAGAGACACCCATGTCGTATGCCGTGTTTGTAGCGAATATGTTATCCCAAACGCCAGTGCTAAGCCCTGAGTTCGTAGCATTTATCTCGCTGTCAAACATAAAGAACTTACGTATCTGCTCAATCTTCGACGAGTACTCGTCTTCTACGAGAGCAAGACCCGTTGAGGCTCTCAACTTCTCCATTTCCTGAGCATACTCTACCGGGTATCCTAATGCTATGACATAACCTTTCCTTACGCGTGGCTTGAAGTTTGAGATGAAGTCCTCTGCGTCCTGCATGCCGCTTTTAGACGTGTTTGTCCTTACCGAAGTCAAGAACGAGGACGTGGAGTTATCCCAGTCAGGTCCATTTACACCTTCTGGATAGCCATCCGTGGAGTTCATGTTGTCCCTGAACTTTTCCCCGAACCTATAGCGTCTGGGGGAGTTGTCTTTTCTTAATGTCATCTTGGACATAATGGGACTTCTCCCCACAAGCTTACTTCCAAGGAGCATAGAGATACTCGTCCCGTTCTCCCATACTCCGCATACGATAGAGTTGATAAAGTTACCCGTGTAGTTGTGTCCTATATCACTTGCCACAAGCTGCTCGCGGTAATAAAGGGCACGTTGAAGCACTTGCCTTGCGAGGGTGACGCACTTAGCTTTCATCTCGCTGTCAACCTGCTTCTTCCAAGCATTCATTATGTCCTCTACCTGTCCCATCAGCTGTCGTACCTAAAGAGTATGTCCGTTCCCAAGTTATTCGGCCTGAAATCTATGACTGTTCCCCATTCCTTGAAAGCACCTTTGTTGACTTCGACGAAATCCCCCTTCTTTGGAGCGTTGTCCTCCGTCCACTCGTCCTGTTTCATAGGCAAGGCGAGGTCTCGGATTGCCGTGATAACTTCTCCCTTGTCTGACGTGGTGTCGTGGTCGTAGCTCCTGCATTTTCCCTCATACAGTACTTTCTCCGTGGTCTGCGTGATGTCGTCCTCGTCCACGTTTGGGTCGTCGGAAACAGCCGTCTTTACGGTCATCTTCCGATACACCTTGCATGTATGCGGAAATCTTGGGTTGTTTATCTTAGCCATAGTGCTTAGTAATGAAGTGAGCCATAGTTCCTGACGTCATGGAATCCGCTTCCCTTGAAGCCCCATTGAGAGTTGGCTACGGCCGTCAAGCCCCATATCTTACGGAGCTCGTTGGCCATAGCGAGATAACGGTTGGCGGCAAGGGCAGACATCTGCTCTCCTCCCTCCTCGTGCCTCCATCGTCCGTCAGCGTCCTTGATGCTTTGCGAACGGGTCGGGGAACCGGCTATCCATATAAAGATGGATGCCAAGGCGAGGTCTTTCTGCTTGTCGGTAGCATCCATTGCCGGCGTATCGGGTCCGACCTGCGCGTCAACGAGTGCCGACATCATCGCGTCATCGGTAATGTCGATATTCCTCACCTTACCTCTGAGGTAGGACTCAATAGTGAATGTCTGCCCTTGCTCTGCCATAACTATCAGTGTTCTATGTTTCTTACTTGTCTGCCTGCACCTTCAAGATGGCGAGGTCGTGGGTGTTGCGGAACACGGGACCAGCCTGCAAGCCGAAGTCCACGATGTTCTTAATAGGACGCTCCTGCCATGTTGACAACACCGCAATTCTGTCCTCGACGAAAGAGTACAGAGAGGAGTTTGCGGTAGGACCGGCCTTCAGACGGTCACGGTAGATGGAGTTCGTGCACTTGATGGTGAATGGTTTGAACTGGCTGTTTGCGGCCACCATAACCTTCGGGTCAAACGCGGGCTCGTCCATCTGAGGCTTGCCGTCTTCCTCGTGACGGGTCTTGAAGTCGATGACGTCGAACGGCCAGATGTTAAGGCCGTGGATGATAGCGAGCTCCTCGGCCTGCGTGAGCACCAAACTGCCTTGCAACGAAGAGTTGACGTTGCGGAACTCGGCACGTGCCATACAAGCGGAAATCACCTTTGGATGGGCAAGGAGCTTGTCAAGCAGCGTCTTGCTGATCTTCCAATGGTCTACGGCGAGCTGTAAGTCGTCAGTCAGATACTTCTGCATGTCCACGATGTCCTTGACAGGATCAGCAGACGTATTTGCGGAACCGTCCTTGTTGAACCACATTGTGGTGACGGTGAGCTTATGTCCGTCCTCCAACGGAAACTGGAAATCATACTTGCCACCATCTACTGATGCCTCGTGGATTTCTGCGGTAGAGAGTGCGCTCAACACCATGTGTGACAGCTCATTATGAATACCGCCAAGCATGTTTGCGGAGTTCTGTATAAGGCTGTCTACCATAAGGTTCTCAAACGGAGTTCCCTCAAGCTTGGAACGCTTGCGGAGCATCTTGAAATCGTCTTGGTCGATACTGAATGAGTGACCGAACTCAGGAACGGAGCCCTTGTAGACATTCCATCCCTCTGTGCTTCTCTGAGGCTTGTTGCCATCAGGCCCGAGGATGGACGCACGCACGAGAATCGGGGTTTCCTTCATGCCCTGTACCCATTCGGTGTCATCGGTAGGCATGCCCCAATCAGCGTAGCGGCGCCAGATGGCCTCATTGTATTTCTGATTAGCCGTGTTCAGGAGGACACCGAAAGAATCGGCTCCAAGGAACTGGCTAATGTCATAAGAATAAAGTGTGTTGCTTCTCATAAATCAGTCCTCCTTTTTATTTACGGTTAGAAAAATAGAACGCGCATCCTGCCTCACGGAGCTGTGTCTTGATGTCGTCAGTGATTGGGAACGTCCTGCGCGTGAGCACGGGATATTCACAGAACCATACCGCGTCGCCGAGACACGCCGTGGCATACGGATCAAGACAAATGTCACAATAGAGCAGGGCGTTGGCCTTTACGCCAGCCTTTCCTACGCTCTTCGGATAGAGTGTGAGAACCGCGCCTTCCTTTGCTGCTGCGGGAGCTGCGCTGAATGTTACCTTGTAGGTGTCGCCCGCATCCTCTACGGCGGTGACAGTCTCGCCCGTCGGAGCAATCATGCCAACCTTTACTGGTACTCCCCACTCGGACTTTGCGACGGTGACTACGGCGTCTGCAACACCCTTCACTGCAATAGTGTAGATAGGAGTGATGGTACGCTTGTCCTCGTCAACGCTGACAGGTGCGCCTGCGGGAAGCACGTTTCCGGGAAGCGGGAGGTCTTCAAGATTGAAGCTGAATCCGCCTACCAGCATGTAAGGCTTTCCTTCAAAAACCTTACGCACACCGCCGTACTTCTTGGAGTACTTGACGGTCTGGTTAAATTCTGTACCTTGAATCATACTTCTGTTAATTAAAATTGTTTATTACTTAAAACTCTTCCGCAGTGCCTCTGCGTCATTAGCTTCTTTCTTAGCTTCTTGCGCACGTTGCTTGATATAGTCATCCACCAAGCCTTTTCCCGTGCCGCCAGTGCCGGTTCCGCCAAAAGGTTTTCCACCGTCACCGTAGAAGTCTTTTACTATGGACATGTAATCCTTCTCGGCTTGTAACTTCAATACATCCATATCAGGATTGTCGCCAATCTTCAGGTTCTTTATAGCAAGGCTTGCAGCTGGTTTGTAAGATGCGCCCTTGTCAGACAGATAATCAGCGATCTGCTTGCGAATACCGCTTTCAAGGTTTCCTTTCTGCTGCTTGTTATAGTTTTCCATGAACCCGTTTACGGAAGATGTGAGCTTGCCAATGGCTCCGTCGGCCGAAAGCAGCTGTTTGTTATTTTCGGCGAGCAATGATTTTACCTGTTCAAGGATGTCCAAGTTTGTATTCTTGTTGTCACCCTTGCCGTCTGCACCTCCTTTTAAGGATGCCTCCCACTCTGCCTTGGCCTTGGCCACCGCGTCGGCTACCGCTTTTTTGTTGGCTTCCCCCTGCTCAGCCGTCCATGTGTCCTTGCCTTTTGCAATTCCGTCTGCTACATCATGGCGGTACTGTCCAACAAGCGAGCTGAGCATCTGAACAGGCACTTTCCATGTATCATCTGTGACCTTATCGTCGTCTGCGAACATTGGAAGTGCAGCAGTAGCGATTTCATCATAACTTCTGTCGGAAACAGCAGCCGCATTATCTCCGAGTCTGCTTCTTAAACCCTCAATAAGAGATTCTTTCTCCATTACTATAAAATTTAGATTGTTTATGACAAGTTTTTCTTGCCTATTTAGTTGCAAATATACATAGGATCGCAAGAAAACAAAAAATATTTACCTAAAAACAATCGGTTTTATGTAAAATTTCCCTTTTGCGGATTGATTATTAGTACATTTGCGGTTGTTTATATAATGTATTTATGGTAAATTTAACTGGATTAACAACGCCAAGCGGAAAACCCATAATGGCGTGCGAAGACGCAGAGAAACTGCGAAAGAAGTTTTCATCCAATGGAAACGCTGTAAACTTCATTGCTCAGGAAGGACCACAGGAGCAAGGGCTGTCTTCTAACGTGGACATTCTTATCACGGGAGGAAACCGTGGTGGAGGTAAGGCAAACAGCTATGCAACCCCAGTGGTCACGCCGAATGGCTTCAAGCTCATGGGCGAGCTGAAGGTCGGAGACAAGGTAGTTACGCCTTGGGATGGCGTTCAGAAGGTGACAAACATCTACGAGCAAGGAGTGCGACGATGTTATGTGTTCCACTTTGACGACGGCACAACATCCACCGTCATGCCAGAGCACAGATTCCTCGTCGGGAAACCAGGATGTGAGGAATACACCGTTATGACGGCAAAAGAAATTCTCAATCACTACAAATTGGGCGGGCAGGGTATGTACGCGCTGCGCGAGGGGGAGACGGATTTCTACGAGATTCCGCTGCCGCCTCCTGTAAATTTCGAGAACGGAATCACTATTGAGAAACTCCCTATACACCCGCATGTACTTGGCATGGCCTCGGCATACGGCTATTATGAGTTCTCTAAGTTTGGGCTTAGGATTGAGAGATACGACAGGTCCACATACAGGCACTTGTATGCAATGGGCTTGTTCTTGAAAATCGCAGGGAAGTATGGATACGCCTCCGGCATACCAGACTCAGCGAGAAAGACCATTACGTCAAGGAGAGCCCGAATCCCCGCGTTTATACCCGACGAGTATATGTACGCGGATGTTGAGAGCAGGATTTCCTTTGTTCAAGGCGTGTTCTACATGAACGCTCATTCCGTGCGTTCCAAACAGTGCGGCTCAATCCTCTATATAAAACTGCCAAACAAGAAATACATAAATCAGCTCGCGCAAATGTGCAGGAGCCTCGGATGGTGGGCAAACGTTATAGAAGAGCGAGATGAGCTGGATGGGGTTCCTACATGGAAGATGGTGTTGAAAGCGCCGGACGAGAGGATTCCCGGAAGATGTGTGCCGAAGCTTAAATTCAAGAGCCTTAGAGCCATGGCGTCTGTTCCTCAGTCGAAGTCAGACATTCACGGGCTTCGGAAGAAGATTGTCCGTATAAACGGCGCCTCAGACAACTTGAAGTGCAGATGTATCACCGTCAGCGGAGATGATCACCTGTATATGACTGACGGGTACACTATCAACCACAATACCTTTCAGCTGTTAATGGGCGCCTTGTACGACATCGACAAGAGTCGCTTTAACGCCATCATCTTCCGTAAGGAGAAGGACGACCTCACGAACATCATCAGAGACTCACAGGCACTCTACAAGGGGGAAGGCGCTTATAACCGCTCCAAGGACGATATGACATGGTACTTCAACAGCGGGGCAACCCTGTCTCTTACATACTATGCCGGGGCATACAAGGATTTTATTGACCGTTTTCAAGGTCGTCAGTATGCGTACCTCGGCATTGACGAGATTACCCAGATAGACTATCCGAAGTTCAAATACCTGCAATCAATAAACCGTAACGCGTGCGGCATAAAGAACAGGATAATAGGCACATGTAACCCTAACCCTACGTCTTGGGTAAGGACGTTTATAAGCTGGTGGATTGGGGATGACGGCTATCCCATCCCAGAACGTGACGGCAAGGTAAGATACGTTTACATGAAAGGAGAGGACGTGAACGAGGCTGTATGGGGTGACACGCGGGAGGAGGTTTACGAGCAATGCAAGGACGAGATAGACAGTCTGTGGGAGCACACATGGGGGAATGTCAATGATGTCCCGGCGGGATATACCCCGCAACGTATGTTCACAAAGTCCGTGACTTTCATTCGCGCCGAGCTCAAATATAACAAGATACTTGTCAAGAGTGACCCCTCGTACTTCGCAAACCTCGCGCAGCAGTCTGACGAGCAGAAAGCCAGAGACCTCATGGGAAACTGGGATTTCATGTCGATGGGTGACGACCTGATAAAGATGTCTGACTTGCAGGCTTGCTTCGACAACGCCCATCAGACCGACGACGGAGTAAGATACGCTTCATGCGACGTGGCGTTCACGGGAGGTGACAACTGTGTCTTATGGCTGTGGGTTGGGCATCATGTACAGGACGTCTTTGTATGCAAGCTTAACTCTAAGGATACATGCTCGGCAATCAATGCCAAGCTCGAAGAGTGGGGGGTCGTCCAAAATCATTTCACCTATGACCTCAACGGCCTTGGACAGACTTTTAAGGGATTTTTCCCACATGCCGTCCCGTTCAACAATATCGAGGCTGTTAAGCCTAAATACAAGAACATATACGACAATATCAAGAGTCAGTGCGCATATACTTTCGCTGAGGACATTCTTGAGCGCCGTATAAGTTTCAACAAGTCTATTCTTGGCAGGAAGTTCAGTGGCAAACACTTCAAAAACAGGACATTAGGTGATATTCTGATGATTGAGCGCAAGTGTATACGCCAGGATACCGACAAGCAAGACAAAGGATGGTGCCTGATAAAGAAAGCTCAAATGAAGACGCTTGTCGGTCACTCTCCTGACTTCTTTGAGAGCCTCTTGATGAGAAAAATATTCGACATAAAACAGCCAAAGATGGGAATCCCCTCGTGGGCTCGTAATTTCTAAATCTATCATATCATGGCAGAATATATTCAGTCCATTTCGGCAGAGGACATCAATAAGAAAACGCCGACAAAGCGCTCACTGCGCACCAAGAAGCCGTTTGTCCGCACACTTCCATACGGCCACTACGACCACGGAACGGTTATCACCGGCACCATACGCGAAGAGGCTCCCGTGAAAGAGTTCATGCGCCGGAAAAGAGTCACACAGGAAGATTTCCTTCGTGAGCTCGACCCCGCCGGGCATCTCATCAACGACCGAGAATATTACCCGGATATTTGGCGACAGAATACGGATGAGTCAGACAAGGAGAATTTCGGGAAGTGGTTCTTGCAGGAAGTGCCAAGGTACGCATTCGCCTTTCAGCAGATCATCCTTCAAAAACAGCTTACGCACCTTTGTGGAAACGACATCCAGTTTGAGCTGTCTGACAAAGAAGACAACGACGCGAACAACAACACGTTCAACGAGTTCAGGCGTGGGTGGGCGAAGAAGAACATGGAGGTGGCGTGGTACAAGAGCGCAAAGTCAGTAAAGGCGACTGGAGACGGCGCGCTGATTGGCTTCCTCGACAACGGAAAGTTCGGGTGGAAAATAGTTTCCTTCCTCGATGGAGACAGGCTGTACCCTCACTATGACATGAGGACGGGACGGCTGTTGTGCTTCGCAAGGGAGTTCACGGACGTCGACGACACAACGCTCGCCTCTACTGATTACATTGAAGTGTGGGACGACAAATATTATTACAGGTTCTCCTCTTCCGCCGAGACATCCGCGCCCCTTTGGGACAGCGTGGATTCTCTTGCAAAGTCCAAGTTCGATACAGACGGGTATGTCTGTGAAGAAATGTCTCCGCACAACTTCCCGTCTATCCCGGTGGCTTACAAGAGGGATGACAACGGGCCTTGCTGGACTGCCTCTGAGGAAAGCATAGAGAACTATGAGATGGCGTTCTCTCGTCTCGCTCAGTCCAACCACGACTTCGGGCTTCCCATCATGTACGTCAAGGGAGAGGGTTCTACTGAGTTGTCCGACGCTGACCTTACACACGCCTCAAAGATCTTCTTCCTGCCGTCTGACGGAGAAATCGGGTTCCTTAACCGTCAGGATGCGTCAGCCGCATATAACTCCGAGTTGGAGAAGCTGGAGGAGCAGATATACAAGCAGTCGTTCACTGTCAAGGCTCCTGAACTCAAATCGGGCGACACACCGGGCGTGGCTATCAAGTTGATGTACTCTGACGCCTACGAGAAGGCTATGATAGACTCACAGGAATATGATGCGTTCATAGACAAGGTGGTGGAAATCTTCCAATACGGATATGGCGTAGAGACGGGGAGACTCCTTGATTTTCAAAAGGTCAACATCAGCCACTATATCAAGCCATACGTCCACCAGAACGACCAGAATGTTATAAACGACCTCTCGATGTCTATACAGAACGGTTTCATCTCCAAGCAGACAGCATCCGAGAAGAATCCGTACGCTATCCCGTCCGAGTGGACCCGTATCGTCAACGAGAAGAAAGAACAGGAACAGATGGATTTGTTACTGCAAGAACAGAAGCTTGACGTCCAGAACACCGCCAACGTTGACATGCAAGGACAAATTATTGACATGCAGACGGATGCTAACATCAAGGCTGCTGAGGCTCAGGCTGACATCAATAACGACATTGACACAAAGGGTACAAGCGGCAGCAATGGAGACGATGACACCGCCGACGATGACAAGAAAGTCAAAAAGGTTACTGTAAAGAAAGGCTCGGTGGCCACTGGCGGACGAGGAGGAAGACCGAGGACTGTTGGCACGGATCACAACGGAAATAGACCCAACGAGAACAACTGGAGGTGGTGGGACGATGAACATTAATGCGCAGTGGTAGAGGATATTACATTAAAGCTCCCAAGCGGTATCAATGCACCCACACAGAATGACATAAACGCCGCAAAAGAGTATGTTTTGGAGAGGTCGAGGGCGGAGATAGCTCTCGCCTCCGCCGTTGACGACATACTGAAAGAGTATGTCGAGCAGATGATACGTGTATGCTACAAATACAACATAGACCCACAGAATTTCTCCTTTGGAGCAAATGACAGCATGAGACAAGAAATATACGCTATTTTGGACGATTTGTTAGAGGAGCTATTGTCGCTCATCGAAGAAGATTCAGTGCCTCAGAAACGCAAAAACAAGCACTATGGCGCAATTATAAGTTGGTTGGCAACACTCGGCACGCATAACAAAGACTTGAAATGGACAACGCAGTACTACATATCAAGGTTCTCCAAGGATGTTGAGGCTCTTGTGGCGTCGATGAAGTATGCGGGATATGACGTGAATAAGGCTATAAACCGCTCAAAGTCAATACTCCATACATTGTACACCTCGCCCGAAGTCTTGGCAGCGATGAAGTCTGGAAAGATGTTCAACGCCGAGGGCATTATAAGCGGAGGTACAAAGTATGATCCATTCACCCACAAACCTTCCGTAGGGCTGTCCAAATACGGGGCGACGAACCTTGTCACGATGGCACGCTCCACGCTCGCAAAGGCGTGGATGAAAAGCCTATTCCTGGAAAAAGAGGAGGACGGTATGACCGGGTATTATGTATTTCGTGGCAGCACGTACCCATGCCCAAACATCTGTGACATGCAGACAGAGTGGTTTCACCCGATGAGTGGCGGCATGGTTCTGCCAATGCACTCAAACTGCTACTGCTATGCGGTATTCGTCAATGAAGACATCGGCGAGATAAACTACTATAGACCACTTACTTTTAGATAACATGGCAAATTCAATCTATACAAAGAAACTGAAGTCCGAGGCTGACAGCTACGGCATCGGAATAAACGAACTTGTGATGGCTGACCTTATGAGTATCGGCTATCAGAGGCAGGACGCCTTTTACGTGGCGTTCCCAGAATATGCTTCCAAGTCAGTGTTGGAGGCCAACAACATTATGAACTCAATAGCATCAGAGGACAAGTTCAAGTCCGTTGTTAAGGACAGGTCCAGAAGGCATAACGCTCCTTCTGACGCTGTTGTAGACGGTACGCTCATTGATAGTCAGCAGGCAGCTTTGGAGATACTTCGTGTGGCACAGTCTCTGCCGGAGAACAGCAAGGAGCGTGGAGAGATGTTCGTGAAGTATTCTGAAATGCTCAGGAAGAACTCGGAGACGGTTGATACGGGAAATGACCACGTGAACTACTATATGCCGATACGATGCACCGTCGAATGTCCCCTTTACAAGGAATGGAGGAAGACACACGACGACGACCTGTGACAAAAAACGGGCTATGCTCACGCACAGCCCGCACAGGTGAAAATCTAATGTAAAAAATATGAATTGCCGTAAAACCCACAAGTCTTTAGCTCATGGGTGGCTCACTCTGACTTTGCGCCATCGTTTGCCTCTTTTTTCTCCAATTTTTGAAGCTCGTTAACCATATCGTGAAATGTCTCGTCGAGCTTCAAGGCTTCCTCGTCAGGGTTCTGCTCCTCGTTAAGCCTATCTTGCTCATATTCAGTGGCAATGCGCTCTCCAATCCACCGCACATCATTGGCCACGGCATCATATAGCTTATACTTTTTGCCGTCCTTTTCTACTTCGCCATTAGGGTCTGCAAAAATCTGAGCGATACAGTTCACAAGATAATGGTAGTCAGCTCTTGGAGTAAGCGTGGCGTTTAAGAAGTTGGCCAAGAGCATGTTCAGCATCCGGCTATCATCCTTTATTGAACTCGCATACGCATCTTCTATTAGATGATAGACAGGCAACGTGCATGGTATCGTAACGCTCCAAGACTGGTTTAGGCTTGACACGACGAGAGCCTCTACGGTCTCCTTACTGCCAACACCCTTGCGTATCTTGTAAAGACGGAAATTGCCAACGCGTACCCCCTTGCCGAAACCGATACCCTGATTGGGGGTGGCGGTCTTATTGGTTTCCTTCTTGCTCATGCTCGCGCCTCCTTTCCTTTGGAGGATGTCTTAGGCTCTGCCTTTTCGGACACCTTGCCAGTCTTAGGCTCTGCCTCGGTCTCGGCTTTACCCTTTGGTTCTGCCTCGGTCTCGGCTTTAGCCTTTGGCTCTGCCTTAGCCTCACTAATCTTCTTCTTTCTGCCATCCTCGAAGATGGTGTTCTCATCAATTCTGATTGCCATAACTTTTGTATTTAACGTTAAACATGTGATTCAAAACAATGTCGGGGTTTCCAGTTCTTCCTCTATCCGCTTCTTCCCTATGTTGAAATACCGCTCGTCTTTCTCGACCATGAGGAACCTCCTTTCCTCCCGTAGGCTTGCTATTGCGGTGCTCATGCTTCCTGCCGTATTGTCAAGCACTAATTCGCCTTTGTTGGTGTATGTCCTTATCAGATACCGCAACAAATCCACGCTTTTCTGTGTCGGATGCAACACTTTCCTCTCGTGCTCCTTGCGTATCCTTATGATGCTTGTCGGGAACTTCATGCCCGGCCTCGTCGGTTCTACCCTCGCAACCTTGTCGTAGGTTTTCAGAGGTTTGTATGAGCCATAGCAGTTGTTCGTTTCCTTGTGCGCCCCATTACCTTGCGGGTGACTTGGCTTGCCTTCTGTCATCTGCGGGTTGTAGGTAGGGAGACTTTTGTAGAACACCAGTATGTCCTCATGCTGTCTTAGCGGCATCCGATTTGCGTTGAGGAAACCCGTACAGCGCATCTTGTCCCACACAAGTGAGTATCTGAAGATGTCCTCAGCCGCCATTATCAGCCTTGCGGAGAAAATGCCCTGCCCAAACAGGACTATAGCGCCATCATCCTTGATAACACGTCGGTACTGCTCCCATAATGGTTGCATAGGTAGCATAACGTCCCAAGAAGTGTTCGGATTACGCTTGTGGAGGCAAGCGTATGGTAAATCGCACAGAACCATATCCACGCTCTTGTCCTCAATCTTTGGGAACACATTGAAACAGTCATCGCTGTATATCTGTCCGTTGCCTATATCCATCTTATCTCACATTTATGTTCGGGATTAGTTTTGTTAAATACGTACCACGCATATCCCACGGCTGAACCGCTTTTCTTCATTCTTTCAAAATCACCATTCATGGCGCAGGCTATTCTGCCGGAGAACTGATACAAGTATCTCGGTGGGTTGATGTCAAAGAGCCGTCTCTTCCGTTCCTTGCCCTCCAACCAAGACGTTTTCAAGAACATCAGTACATGCCCGTCGTCGGGAATTAGCTCTATGGCATGTAGCACATAATCGAGCGATACATTGTATGGTGGGTTAGTGAGTATGTCAAACGTTTCTCCGTTCGCCCATTTCCCCAATAGCTTCGTCCCTTGACAATCACAAAACATACCCCCTACCTTAAAGAAATCTATCCCTCCAATGCCATAGCGCCTGTCAACAAGGTCAGTGGAAAGAACATCATGCCCATGTTCCACAAGCCACTTGCTCAGATGCCCCTCGCCGCAACTCGGTTCAAAGACCTTGTGCGCTATTGGGTATAATGGGGAGAATAGCTCCAACGCCATCGGGGATGTGGCATAATAGTCATGGTCTCCCCGTTCGTGGTCAGTGTGGTTGCTCGCCCCAAGCGTCTTGAACACCGAGTTTAAGTTCCCCGTCCAGTCCTTACTCATGGGTACCTCCTTTCACGCCGAAACCCACCGAATTGAGCGTTTTGTGCCATTCCAACGTACCATCTTTGCACATCTCTCTGAGGGCGTTCGTCAAGTCGTCAATAACAGCACGCTTAACATCCTCCATGAGGACGTAATTTGGAACCGTATTCTCTTTGGCGTGTTTCGCCTCCATATCCGATATGATGTTCTTGATATATTCCTTGTCCATAATATTGGCTCGAGGAAACCCAAAAGTCTTTAGCTTCTGGGTAGTTCACCCTAACACATTTTTAATTTTATTGTCAAC